TGCGTCGTATGGAGCAAGGTCTATATGATCCAACCCTAGACGAGTTGGTTCGTATTGCCGCATACATGGAGAAACCCCTAACCGAACTGGTGAATTAATGATCAACGAGAAAGCGCGGCGTTACTGGACTTACATGACGTTATATCACCAGGGAAAGCTTCGGTTGGAGGTGATCCTCATTACATTAGCCAGTGAGACTTGTTCCCTGATACGAGCCCGCTTGGAGAAACTCAGACATGCAAATCAAGGCAAACACCTACGGAATTCATGAGGTCCACGGCGGCATCTCGTTCCTGGAACAGGCAGAGGGAGGCACCAACGCACTCGGAATTGATCTGAAATCGCCGTTCAAGGTCAGCTGCCGCGGGGTCTGCCCGCACGCCATCGACATCTCTCTCCTCCCACCGGACCCGAACGAATGGAAGTTCTTCCAGTCGTTCGCTGAGAACGACATGCTGGTACGCATGTTGATGCCGAAAATTCCAGGGAGGAAGAAACTCTATTTCATCGGTGGGTTCAAGAACGACGTTCAGTACATTGCAACGCTGTTGCAGATGTACGCACCGACAACCGATGCCGTGGTGACGCCATCGACCGAAGTGGCTCCCAACATCCCATACAAATTGGAAGTCACGAACCTGATGCCGTTGTTCATCACCAACATCATGCCCCGCAACAACGTGGTAACGAACCTCGCCGTCAAGGCGACCGTCTCGCCACGCAGCCTGCTGCTGAATGGTGACTACACGCTGCTGATGCCGGCGGGAGTTACCCGCCTTCAGACTACCGTCTTTCGGACATCGCTGGATGAAATCCAATCTTTGGACATGGTCAGCATCGGCGCTGAGATAACCAGGAGGGTGATGCGGAAGGAACCAGTTTTTTGACTGAGCTTAGAGACTATCAGGTCGCCGACCTGGCTTTCTACATGACGCAGCCGAGAGTGTTGAACACCAGCGATCCCGGCACTGGCAAGACCCCTTCCGCCTGTGCCTACTCCTACTACCACACCACGCTGGGTCACCGCTTCGTCTGGGTTCAGCCCAGGTCCATCATCCGCAAGAACCATGAGGAGATGCTACGATTCACGCCGCTGACTGCCAACCAGATAGCGATTGTGGACGGGACGAAAGCTCAGAAGGAAGCGGCGATCAACTCGTCCGCCCTGGGGTTCTTCATGACCGCCCAGTCCCTGACGACGTACGGATCGACCCTGAAGCGGCTCTACCCGAACATCCAGCTGGTGGTGACGGACGAGCACCACATGATGTACGGGGGCCATACGTCCCAAAGAACCCAAGGTTTGTATGCGTTCATGCGTGGGACCAAGCATTTTCTTGGCATGAGTGGGACCCTGATTAACGGCAAGTACGACACGGTCTACCCGGCCATTCATTTGATTGAGCCGCGCTACTATGGGTCCTACGAAGCATTCAAGCAGTACCACCACATCACCGATGACTACGGAGGTTTCATCGGCTACCAGCGCCCAGAAAAAATCACCGCTATCCTCGCTCGCCACAGCATTCGTCGCACGTTTCAAGAAATCTACGGAAAGGAAAACAAGGTCCTCATCGTCGAGAACGTGGAGATGTCACCGCAGCAGCGCCGATCTTACGACCTGATGCACAAGGAAGCCATGCTGGAACTTGACGACAAGTTCATCGATGGCACCCTACCGGGTGTGAATGTCATCAGAGCCCGTCAGATTATGGCGCACCCTGAGAACGTAGCTGGATCGGTCATCACCCGCGAAACCACTGGCAAGGACGAGCGCTTGCTCATCCACCTCGAGGACCACCAGCGGAACAACAAACCGCTGGTGGTGTTCGCCTCGCTGGTCCCGGAACAGGAACGGATCAAGACGCTGATTGAGCGGACGACATCCAAGCCATGCGGTCTCCTGAACGGGGCCGCGTCGAGCACGGAGCGCAACCGGATCGACACGGAGTTCCGTGCTGGACGGTTGCAGTACATGGTGGTGTCGCCCGCGACCGCCTCTGTCGGTTACAACTGGCAGATGTGGGGCACCACCGAGGTCGACCACATTATGTTCGCTAGCCTGGACTACATGGACAGCTCCCTGGTCCAGGCTTACCGGCGCATGATACGAGGCGTCCGGAAAACACCGTTACGTGTCACGATACTCGCGTACGAACGTAGCATTGACCAGAGGATCTTCCATATCGTTGAGGAGAAGAGCAAGCTCGCCGAATCGGTGGACGCCACCAGAGAGACAGTGAGTATAGTGTCACGTAAGTCGGTTGGGAGACCTGAATTTTCTGGGCCACCCACCATATCATGGTAACGCCGGCCGGAAATGGTTCCGGTCGGAAACAAAACGAAAACTGGAAACTGAAAATGACAACTGCAATTCAAGACGCCATCAATGCCGCCCAGGCACAGGCTGCCATTCATGCGCAGACCCAGCTGGCGGTTGCTCAGCCGGCTGCTGCGCCGGCACTTGTTCCGGCGGCGGGTCCGCTGAGCCTCAATGATCTGATGAGCGGCGGCATCTCCGTCGATCATTGGCTGAAGGTCAAGGAGGATGGTCTGATTATCGGTGACAAGCGCTCCGATAAGCTCGACTCGATCCTCGTCAAGATCGACATGAGCGCCATTCAGGTCGCTTATGCCGTCAAGTACGATCAGGGTAAGGTCTACAAGAAGAGCTACGACGGGCTGACCACCGTGGGTGGTGGCTCGTGGGCCGAGTCGGTCGCCCAGGCGGCTCGGATCTCCGGCAACGCCAACCCGGTCTATCTGACTGCGGATATCCCGATGACACTCCTCGAGGACGTCAAGGGCAAGAAGGGTGATGTTCTGGCCGAAGCTGGCCAGACGTTGGGCCATGGTCTCAGCACGACCAACATGAAGTTCTTCCGGGACTTCGTGCGTCGGCTGGCCAAGGATGGGCTGGACAAGGCTGAAGTTACTGTCCGGCTCGGGTACCTCGAGCAGACCAACACCAACAAGAACGTTTGGGGTGTTGTGACGTTCGAGCTTGTGACTGCTAGCTGATCGCTGGCTACGTGTGGGTTATGTAAGCTCAGGGGGAGACGGTGTCTCCCCCTCTTCTTTTGAAGGGTCATCATGCCTAACGATGTTGCTATGCTGGGTCAGTACGATTATCCGCGTGCTGAGCTGGATTTCTATCCGACTCCGCGCGAGTGTGTCGATGTTATCTCAGTCGTCGAGGGCGCCAGGGTTTGGGAGCCCGCTTGTGGCGACGGTGCAATCTCACGCGTTCTGGCTGAGAAGGGCGCGAGCGTCTACTCCTCGGACATCAAGGACTATGGTTATCCAGGGACTGTGGTCCGCAGCTTCTACGATTTCGACCAGTTCCCTGAGGGTACCGATGGGATCATAACGAACCCACCGTACGGGGCCGAGGCTGCTCGCTTCATCGAGCACGGCTTGAAGCTGCTGGAGGGTAGCCCCGAGGCAGGCATGTCGCTGCTGCTGCGCAACGAGTACGACTGTGCCAAGACGCGCGCACACCTGTTTGACCATCCCTTCTTCTGGAGCAAGATCGTGCTCCGCTGGCGTCCCCGTTGGATACCGGACAGCACCGGTGGACCGAGGCATAACTACGCGTGGTACAACTGGTGCAACACCACGGTCAACTGCCCCCTGCTCGCCTACGAGGATCGCCCCACATGAACATCAATATTATCGACGGCAACAACTACGTCATCCATCTGCTTCAGCGAGACCCCTCGGGGCTCGCTGCTCGCACCATCTTCACTGACGTGATAAACTCTTCCGACTTCAGCATCTTCGTGTTCGACCCGGTCGACGGGCTCGCGATCCGCCGCGCCCTCTACCCGGGCTACAAGGTCGGGCGCATCCCACCCACGGACAACGTGGTCGCCACGTTCGATCTGGTGAAGGAGCTGCTGGGCTACACCAACGCTGTCCAGGTTTGCGTGCCGGGCTATGAGGCTGACGACACCATCGCCACCTTGGTGCGCACGCAGGTGCCCCAGGCGCGGGTGGTCAGCACCGATCGGGACTTCTGGCAGCTCGGCGTGCCGGTGATTGGGGCTAACCCCCTGGTCGGTGTCGAGGCCCACTACGTCAGGCTCTACAAGGCTGTGGTCGGTGACCGCTCCGACCGCATCCCTGGGGTCCGCCTGTTCGGCGACAAGGCGTGGGAGCAATGCGACAAGGCACAGCTCTACAAGCTGGTTGCGGAAGGCGAGGAGGTGGAGCGTGAGACTCTGGGCCTGAGTGAGAAGATGTTAAACCTGCTGTACGATAACCTAGAGCAGGTGCGGACATTCTACGAGATCGTCGGGTTCTACGACGTCCCCGCCGAGCTTATCAGCAAGCATACGCGTGTTGGCAAGACCGACGTGGCACGTGGTGATGCTCGCCTACGGGAGTTTATGCTGTGAGAGAAGACATTTTTTGGACACTTGTGGCCGGCGGCGTCTCAGGGTTGTCCGTGCTGGTGTTCTGGTTAGTAGCGAGCCTTACGTCGCCAACAACGGCGGTCAATCTTCTTTTTCTTGCGCCGCTCGGTGTTTGTCTCATGTACGTTTTCGGCAAACTGCTGTGCATAATTCTCACGGGGACGGATCGATGAACTTCCTTCTGTGGACACTCCTCGGCTTCGCCGCCTGGAGCGGATTGATTGGTGTTGTTTACCTGCTCGTTAAGGTTTTTCCCGTCTGGGTCATGTACGGAACCCTCGGCTTTCTATCAAGCGCCATGGTCGGCAACGTGCTCCGAATGGAATACCAGTACATGAAGCGTCGGAGGCAGCTGAATGCAACCCGTCCTCGTTGACCGCCGCAATTTCGCCACCCTCTATGACCAGATCCATGCTGAGATATCCACAGCGAAGATCGTCGGCATCGACTGCGAGACGCAGGACAGCGCTCGTCATGCTGGGCTGGCGCAGTACAATACTGCCGTCCGCTTGGTGTTTGATCAGCGCCGTCAGGTCATGACGGGGCTGTCCATCTACGCCGACAACTCCGACAACGCCTACTACTTCAACCTCAACCACGCCGACGTCGAGAACCGACTGGCTTGGGACAGCGTCAAGGCGCTGCTCAATGCGAAGACGGAGAGCTGCGTCTGGGTCGCGCACAACGCGCCCTTCGAGTTGACCGTCTTCAAGAACGTCTACGACTACGATCTCGCCCCGATCATCTGTACGCTCCAGATGGCGGTCTCTGCCTACTCGCCCGACGAGTACGACGCGAACGACTTCGTCAGGCACGGGCTCGGTGGGTTCAGGGCGATCGTGAATGACTTGTTCATCGCCGGCTCGAACTACGAGGGCGACCGGAATGAGATGACACCCCTTCAGCAGGACGTGTTCAACCGGATCACGGCCAAGGCGAGCGAAGCCAGGTTCAGCTACAACGGGTTCGTCCGCGATGTGTGTTATGGGTACGGTCTCAAGAAGGCGGTGAAGTCCTGGTTCGGCCACGACATGACCACCTACGAGGAGGTGCTCGGCAAGCGGGCGCACATGGGTGAGCTGACCGGACAGGAGGTCGTCGCTTACGGTGCCGACGACGCCTACTGGTGCGTGCGCCTCTACCACGAGCTGCTCGCCTTCATGATGAAGACGAACCCGCAGGTGGTGACGACGTTCTTCGAGCAGGAGAACCCCATGGTCCACGTCTTCAGCGACGTGTGGCGCATGGGCATGAAGGTCAACATCGCGGCGATCAAGGAGCGCCAGGGTCTCGAGCGTGCAAGCTACGTGAAGACGCTGCGTCGGCTGAAGGCTGCGGTGCGCACCCTCTTGCCGTTCCGGAAGGCACCGCACATCGATCTCGCCTTCCGGGACCCGTGGTACGCCAAGGGCTGTCAGGTCTACCGCGACAAGGTTGTCGCCTGGGTTAACAGCCCGGACGCGATCGATGATTTCGCTGAGATCATGAAAGTCCGCGGTGCCGTCAGCAACGCCTGGGCGCTCGATCGAGGCGTCCTGGAGTCCTCCGGCGTGAACCTGTCGCACTACATGCCGATGCGGGTCCTGCTCTACGACCTGTTGGGCTCCGAGCTGATCCTCAGCGACGGCAAGACCAGCTCGGATGGTGAGGCTCGGGGTAGGCTGAAGGAGCAGCACACGGACCCGACCAAGCTCGCCGTGCTCGACTGCCTCACCGAGCTGGCGAACATCGAGACCAAGATGAAGCTGTTCATCACCCCGTACCTCCAGCTCACCGACCCCGAGACGAGCACGATGTACCCGGTGCTGACCAGCAAGCTGGCCTCGCGGCGCATGGCGACGAGCGCACCCAACGGTATGCAGCTGACCAAGAAGGGCGACGGGGTCTACATCCGTGGCTTCTACCTACCCGACAATGACGAGCACCTCATCGTGTCGGTGGACTGGTCAGGCATCGAGCTGGTGGAGATCGGGGAATTCTCCGGTGACCCCGGATTTACGGAGGCATTCGGCGAATTACCCCACAAAGATCTGCACAGCAAAGCCGCAGCGTCGCTGCTGCGGGTCGAGCTGGGCCGTGACGTTTCCGTCGAGGACTTCAAGCGTCTCCCCCGGATGACGGAGGAGGAGGCCATGGACGTGTTTGGACCGAAGGTCCTCACCTCCACGAAGGGTACGCAGATGACCCCGGCCGAAGCCTACAAGTTTCACCGCGGCAACGATGGTGGCAAGGGCGCCAACTTCAACTACTGGTACAGCGGTGCTTTCTCCACCATCGCCGAGAAGCGCGGGTGGACATCTGACCAGATGTGGAAAGCCGTCGAAGCCTACCGCGAGGAATTCCCGGTGGCGGAGAAGTGGCGGACGGACACGATCCAACAGGCGGTTAAGCTGGGTTACGTCCAGCTCCCTGATGGTCATCGTCGCAGCCGGTATGAGGCCACCGAAGCTTGGCACAACATTTTCCTCAAGAAGTTTGAGCACATGAAGATTGACCGCTTCATGTCCGAGATCGCCCGGTCCATTCAGTCTCGGGCGAAGAACCAGGCGGTCAACTCCCTCATTCAGGGGAGCTGCGCCACCATTGCGAAGAGGTCGATCCTTCGCATACGAGAGGCCACGAAGGGCATGGACATGAGGTTCCTCCTGCCCATTCACGACGAGTTGGTTTTCAGTGTGCATCATTCGATTGTTCCGGAAGCGATTAACTTGATCCGTGGGATCATGTGTGACCACCCCACGATCATCAAGAATTTGAAGATGGACGCAAGCCCAAGTGTGGGCCGAACCTTTCAACCTTGGTCACCAACCTGCCCCTACGGTCAGGTCGAATTGTACGAGGCTCCCCCGATACTAGGCTTCAAACCGGGGAGCCGTCTGGACGACGACGGCGTTCGTGCCGTAGTAGAGTATCTCCGCAACCCAACCCTGAGGACTACCCATGCTGCTTAAGAACGCTATCATCATTCTCGATAACGACGACGGTGTTATCACTCTCGAGGAGAATGATTCGGTCGATAACGTGCTCGTTTACGAGCGCAACGATCTGCCCGACTATGTCAGTGACATGCTCGCGGTCATTGCCGGCCCGGACGCTTTCGCCGACAACGATGATCCGTTCGATCTGAGCGACTACTCGGACGACGAGGACGCGTACCTGGACGACGACTACGACCTGGACGATTCCTATCTCGACGAGGATGACGACCGCGAGCCTGTGGATGTGAAGTTCTACAAGGACAGCGGTCGGATCTCTCGCGAAATCTACGAGGATCATGAAGTAAAGTATCACTATCTAAAAGATGGCACCTTGTCGAGGGCCGTCATCACCTCGTACTAAGGGGGTTAAGCACCACATAAAGGTGCATGGCAAGGAACTCTGGTAAACTCTCTGAGGCTCATTTCGAAGCCCGCTTCGCCAAGATGGGGAAGCGGGCTTCGGTATTCAGGCTAGTGGATGCGTCCGATATTTTCGGTCGCAGTAAGAACAAGGAATATCTCGCCGTACCTTCGCAGCCCGCTGACTATCTGGTGGTCTGCAACGGCGCCACCTTCTTCGCAGAAGTCAAAAGCACCCAGGATAAAACGGCCTTTCGGTTCTCGATGATCGGCCAGGGTCAATGGATAGCCGCGGTGAAGTCGCTCGCGGCAGGTGGTGACTACCTGTTCTTCGTCCACAACCTCCTCACGAACCAGTGGTACCGCATCCCAGCGTCCTACGTCAAGTTGACCAAGGACGCTGGGATGAACTCCTTGCCATGGAGTGAACTGAAACCCTTTATGTGGAGTGACTGCTAATGTTCGACGTAATGGTTGATCTGGAAACGACTGGGCTACGCCCGGACCGAACGGCGATCCTTCAGATCGCGGCAGTTAAGTTCGATTATGAGCGGGAGACAATCGACCACGGGTTCTTCGTGCGCTCGCTGCGTGTTCCTCCACACCGTCACTGGGACGAATCCACCCGCGACTGGTGGGGCAAGCGCTCTACCACCTACCGAGAGATCGTCGCACGAGCAGAGAACCCTTCTGAGGTCATGCAAGACTTCGCAGACTGGGCTGGGTACAACCACCCCCAGACTCTGCGGTTCTGGGCGAAGCCGATCAGCTTTGATCATGCCTTCGTCGAGTCCTACTTCAACGACTACGGTATCCACTCACCTTTCGATTACCGGCACACGGTAGACATGAAATCGTGGATGAGCGGGATGCTGCACGGCTGGACACGCAATCAGATCAACGACGAGCTTAAGAAACTTCCCTTTGAAGGCGTCGAGCATAACGCACTGTACGATGTACTCCATCAGATCAAAGAGGTATTTCACGTGAAGGCTCTCAAAAATGCGTAACCTTACCTTTGTCTGGACCGTCTTGGTCAACCTGACCGGGGCGGCGCTGGTCCTGATGTTCTATCTCCAGGGCTGGCTTGTCCCAATCTACGCGACCGACACCACCTATGTCACCTACGCCATGTCAGTGCTGTTCCTAACGGCGGTTGGGCTCTGTCTGCATTCCGCATGGTGCCTAACCCGCAGTGCACCCCCCACTGGTCGGAGCTTCGAGTTCCTCACCAAGTTCTACGAGGACGCCCTCTCCGCTCCCACCCAGCTGAAGGATGCTATCCCTCTGCTGGGCTTGATCGGTACCATCGCGGGCTTCGCCCTGGCTCTGGCTCAGGTCGATCCCAGTGTTCTCGCGAAAGGTCAGAGCGAGATGGTCATCTCCATGTTCGCTCTCATCCAGGACATGGGGGTCTCCCTGATCAAGACGGCGCTCGGGGCACTCCTCGGCGGCTGGGTCTGGATAAACCTGTTCATCCTGGAGCGGCGTACCTTCTCCCTCACCGCGGAAAATGCGGATGTTTAAGAACCGTCTCGTGGCCCTCGTCTTTCAGGATGTTCTCACCCTGGTGATGGTGGCTTTCGCTGTGGTGGCGCTATGTGCCATCATGCTGATCAACGTTGCACGTTCCACCAACTCTGCAGCTGCGGCAGCAAAGCCCACTGGCACGATGATAATAGACGCCATCTGGGATAAAGAACTCAACGCGGATGTCGATCTCTGGGTGAAAGCCCCAGGCGACATCCCGGTCGGCTACTCCAACAAGGGTGGGTTGATCTTCAACCTGCTCCGTGACGATCTCGGGCATTACATGGATGTGTCCTCAACCAACATGGAAACGGCAATTGCCCGAGGGCTCCCTACTGGAGAATACATTGTCAATCTCCAATTCTACCGAAACCGTTCTGCCCGATCCGATATGCCAGTCAAGGTGGTGATTACGCAGACACTGCCTAACACGCCGCCCAAACAGATCCTTGTGACGGATGCAGTGCTTCCCTTGGAAGGTAAGGAGATCACCGCCATGAGGTTCCAACTGGACGACAATGGCAAGGTCGTCCCGGGCAGTGTCGACTCCCTCTACATTCCCCTTCGGGCTGCAGACAGCAAAGGTGCCGCACCGTGATCATCATCCCTCCCTTCTATCTGGTCGCACTGGCCATCAGCCTCATCACGGTGGCGGTCGGTATTTGGGGAACCCGGCGGAACTGGAAGCTTGTCGGGGTCTTTCTCGTCCTCTACGCCGGGTCTATCAGCGTTTCCTATTTCGCTTTCGCCGACATCCTCGGGAAGGCAAAGCCGATAAGCCTGGAATACTGGGTTTCCTCCGCCGACGAAGCGACCGTTCAGGGGGCCGTGATCCGTGAAGGTGTCGGCATCTTCATCTACATCGAGGTCCCTGGCGTGCCGGAGCCCCTGAGCTACAAGCTGCCCTGGCGCCGAGATTTCGGTCAACAGCTCCAGGACGCCCTGGCGCAGGCCCAAAAGAACGGAACCGGCGTCAAGATGCGACTGCCGTTCGAGCCTACCTGGGATGGTCGCGAAACCAAGTTCTACGCGATGCCCCAACCGAGGAGGCCCCAGAAGGTTCAGCCTGAAGGGGAGGAGCCGCCTCAGCGAGTGGAGAGAAGCGCATGAACCATAGAACCAAGCTGCTGGGCGACCCACACTTGGGTCGCCGTTTCCTTTCGGGAGTACCCGTTCACCGCAGAGGTGAACGGGAAGATATGGTTTGGAACGCCTTCAAGCAGAGCTTCGAGGGTGACTACGACATCCACATTTGCATGGGGGACTTGTTCGACAAGCCGTACGTGTCATATGACCTGATTGTTCAGGTCGCAAACTTTTACATGGAGACATCCTACAAACGGCGAAGTTCTGAGTTCGTTGTGCTCAAAGGCAACCACGACTGGACTCGTGACTTGACCAAGATCAGTGCGTTCGATCTGTTCGCTCGACTTACCCAGACGAAGGTGCTGTGTCTCGATAAACCAATGGTCGCCTCCGGCTGGCCTCAGCTGAGCGGTCAATCTGTCGCCTTCTGTCCTTACGATCCGGTTAAGCCGGCGGCGGAAATCATCGCCGGTCTCCCTGAGGTCGAGGTCTATTTCGGTCATTGGGACGTGGATCGGCGCAGCCCGCCACACAACCTGGTTCCCTACGAGCTGCTCGAGGGCAAGACGGTCTACACCGGTCACGATCACATCGCTCGCGTCGAGAACGGCGTCAACGTGGTGGGTTCCTTGCAGCCCTACAGCCACGGTGAGGACCCCAATGAGACCCTGTATGTCACCCGCCCACTGTCTTACGTGAGAGAGAATGCTGACGAGTTCACCAACAAGTGCCTTCGCGTTGATCTCGCGCCGGGCGAAGCCCTCGACTTCCCCGTCGACTGCCTCCAGCTCAGTGTCCGACGTGTCGGGACCGATGGAAGAGTCGATGACGATATCTCCGTCGAGAGCGATTTCGATCTCGACCGCCTCTTCAATGAGGCGTTGGAAGGCAGCAGCGTTGCCGCTCTTGTCCGTGATAAATTCAATGAGCTGAGGAGTTCGTGATGTTCCGCAACGTAATCCTATTCCTGGCCATATCAGCCATGCACATCGGGTTCTTGCTCAGCGCTGTGCTCTTCATCGGCGGCGTCGTCACCCACTTCAGCACGCTTGTCCCGGTGGTGCTGTTTGGATTGATGGCGTGGATTATGTGGGTTCAGCTTTACTCGATGGTTTACGTACACTTTTTCCCGAGGAAGGATGACCAGTGACCATCTTCTTCACGGCGGATACACACTTCGGGCACCGCAACATAATCAAGCACTGCAATCGCCCGTTTGTCTCCGTTGACGATATGCGGGAGACATTGATCGCCAATTGGAACAGCAGGGTGGGCCAGAATGACTGGGTCTACCACCTGGGGGATTTCGCTTGGAGGACACAGGATGGTGACGTTCTAGACCGTCTGAACGGACGGAAATTTCTAGTTCTTGGCAACCATGATAGCGCCCGCGTGGAGGAAGCTCGAAGTGGGTGGCTCTACGTGGCTCCCTACATGGAACTCTCCTCGGGGACAGTTAGGAAGATTGTACTCTGTCACTACAAGCTCCAAGTCTGGAACCAGATGCGCCGCGGGGCAGTCCATCTCTACGGACACTCTCACGGCAACCTACCCGGTTGCCGGCAATCTCTCGATGTAGGGGTCGACAATGTCGGGTTCTTCCCGATTACGATTGACGAAGCTTTGGAAAGGATGACCCACCATGCTGAATCGCCTGAGCTACTCGGTTAGGTTTCCTTCCACTGGCAAGACCATCGCCGGCGAGCATGACTTTGCCGCCGGGATGACGGCGATCACCGGTCCCAATGGGACCGGGAAGTCGTTTCTGATCGAGATGATCCGCTACGCGTTCTTCGGCAGCGCGGCCCTCCGTGGAACCGCTGCCGACTACGACCGCCTGTCCGTCTCCCTGGAGTGGGATGACTTCCAGGTGGTGCGCAACTCGCGCACCGCGTCCCTGCATCGAGAGGGCGAGATCATCGCGGTCGGCACCACGCCGGTGAATGCGAAGATCGTCGAGCTGCTCGGGTTCAATCTGAAGGTCTTCGATATCGCCCACTGTGTGAAGCAGGGGGAGATCGCCGCGCTCTCAACCATGACGGCAACCGAACGTAAACGTATGGTTGACAGCGTGATCGGAATGGGCTTCATCGACGAACTAATCCGCTGGTGTCACGAGCAGGCCCGGGAGGGCGCCGTCAGGCTCGAAACCCTGCAAGGAGCAGTCGTTGCACCCGTTGAGCCCGCCCCCCTCTCCTTGCCCTCCGCAGGCGCCCTAGCGGCGACTGTGGCGGAGCTGGAGGTGCAGTTGGCTGAGAAGCACCAGCTTGAGGGCTGGTTGTCCCACCCAAGGACGGAGCCCGTTCCTCCCGAGCCGCCGCCGTTCAGCGAGACCGTCGAGGAGTTGGAGGAAGCCATCAGGTACCGACAGGGCCTGATCGATGAGATCAACGTGCTGAAGCACACGCTGCCGGCGGAGGCGACCTTCGACCGCTACGAGCTGTCCTGGAAGCGCGCCGAGCTTGACGCCTGGAACCGCTGGCAGGCTCGACAGAAGCTGGTGGAGCCTGAATGGGACAGCACGTTCCTTGATGTGTACGAAGATCTGGTCAGGGAGCATCAGGCGGTCGAGGCGCGCAATGCCAAGCGGAGCACACATCTCCTGACCTGTCCCAAGTGCGAGCACCAGTTCCACGAGGGCGGGGAGATGGAGGTTTCCATCCCTCCTGCCGTGATCATCGACGTGGCGGCGGAGAGACGGAAGAACGCGGCTTGGGATGCCGCTCCGGCAGGCGTTCGGATCGCCTCACCAATGACCAACCCTGGCTTCACCGCAGCGGACCTGGACCACCTTGAGCAGCTTATCGATAAGCAGGAAGATAGGAAAATTGTGCTGGCTCAAATCGCCGGCCTGGAAGCTCACCTCGTCACCGTGCCTGACCACTCCGCCGATCTGCGCACGCTGATTAAGTTCTACCACGACCGTGATGCTTATGCGAAGGAAATGCGGGACTACCTGCTTTGGGCTGCGGAGTTTGAACTGAAAACAAAGCGCCGCATCGAGTTGGATGCAGTGCCTACCAAACTGGCCCAAACTCGTGCCTCCCTGGAACTTGCCCTCCAGTGGCGACGCGACATGGACCGGTACGAAGCTGACTTCGCCCGTTACAGCGAGGCGAAGCAGCAAATTGAGCAACTGAGCGCGCTCGTTACCGAGTGGCGCAACGTGAAGAGTTCGCTGGAAGAGATGCGAACCAAGATCAAGACGTACCTCATCCCATCGATCAGCAAAGTAGCGTCGACTCTAATCTCAAAAATGACTCAAGGAGTCAAAAACAATGTCGTTGTGGATGAAAACTTTGATATTTTTGTGGACAACCAACCGATTTCCACACTTAGTGGAGCAGAGCGTTCCACTGCCAACCTTAGTATACGTGTTGCTTTGGGTCAAGTCTTGACCGCAAGGCACTTCAGTTTCATCTCAATGGATGAATATGATAGTGACATGGATGAGTTCTGGGCACCAGCAACGGCAGAATGTATTCGCCGACTGACGGCGCACATCGATCAAATTTTCGTTGTGTCCCACAAGGACCCTGAAGCCGATCACTACATCCGACTGGCGAGGTAACATGAACATCGCGATCCTCTCTGACCTGCACGGGCAACCGGTTCCCACTTTACGGGAGCCGGTTGACCTGGTGCTGGCAGCCGGTGATCTGGACGCGGGCGGCCCTTACGGGGCCATCCAGGTCCATGAGCGCTACGACTGCCCTGCGATCTGCATTGCGGGTAACCATGAGCATTACGGCTGGACGATCGACATCCAGCACGAAGCCATCTGCAACATGAGCACGCACGCCTTCGACGACGTGCGCGTTCTGTCCTGCACCCTGTGGACGGACTTCCATTTGTACGGTCTGGCGTGGACCCATGAGGCTCGCGATTGGGCCAACCTCGCCATGAACGACTACCGGCGCATTCGCTACTGGACGCCTGACAAGGCACAGAAACAACACTTCAAGGAGCTGGACTGGCTCACCACTGAACTCGAGAAGCCATGGGATGGTAAGACCATTGTCATGACTCATCATGCTCCTTCCCCAAAATCCATTCACCCCAAATATAAAGATGACATTCTCAATGCTTCCTTCGCGTCAGATCTGGAATATCTTATGCCCTATGTGGATCTATGGGTCCACGGTCACGTGCATAGTCCTTTCGACTACCGTGTGGGTGACTGCCGGGTTGTTTGCAATCCCTGCGGCTACAAAGGTGAGAACCCCGGCCCTTACGAAGCGAGTATCGTGACACTATAGTCCTCACCATTATTTGACTGGGCACACCTTTCTACCATCTAAGAGGTAGAAAGGTGTGCAATGTTGAATTCACGAATCGAACAGAGACTCAACGTCAGTCGCAACCCGACTGGCTTGGAACAACAGGACAAGTGGGACGCCGCCAACCGTGCGGTCGATCCCAAATCCTTGGTCTTCGACAGACTTTGCAAGTACGCAATTGCCTGTCGTCCCCTTTTCCAGCAGTGGGACAACACGGACTCGGTGATCGTCGAGGCCCGTAAGAAGCACGACCAAGGACTGGCGGTGCTGTGCCAGCGAACGACCAAGACGCACTCGATCCTCTTCCTGATACCCCACGTTAGGAGGGTGGGTCGGAAACCTTACTTCAGTCAGAAAGCGAAAGAATGACTATCACTGCCACCGTCATCGCGGACAGCGTGGGTGAGTTTGCTCCACGTCTGACCACGATGCAGCTGCGTTACCCGAGGTGGATTCATGCGGAGTTCCTGACCCACCGGGTGTTCTCTCGGAATAGCTCGAGCAGTCGAGCTATTCCGGTCGACCGTCTGATCGACGACGTTCTGGACGACTTGGTGGCGCCCAGCGTCTGGGGCAAGAACCGCCCTGGAATGCAGGCGATCGAGGAGCTGACCGAGCCAAACCTGGGGCTAGCCAAGCTGGCCTGGGACGTCGCCCGCGAGGATGCGGTTCGGCAAGCGCAGAAGTTACGTGCGCTGGGCGTGCACAAGCAGATTGTGAACCGGATTCTCGAGCCCTTCGTCCACATCAACACGGTGGTCTCGGCGACCAAGTGGGACAACTTCTTCGCCCTGAGGGACCACACGGATGCCCAGCCTGAGATCAGGGAGCTGGCTCAGGCCATGCGGGCAGCCATGGATACGTCGACCCCCGCGCAGTTGTACGAGGATGAGTGGCACGCCCCTTACCATTCGAACCCCCGGGCCTCAGCCGCACGCTGCGCCCGCGTCTCCTACCTTACCCATGATGGGCGCGAGCCCGATCTCGAAGAGGACCTGCTCCTGTTCGACCGGCTGCTCGCTAGCCAGCCGGCGCACGCCAGTCCGGCGGAGCATCAAGCTCGGCCTGACAGCTGGACCCAGTCCGGTGGTTGGGCACGTCCCGATCTCCACGGCAACCTGGAAGGTTGGGTGCAACATCGTAAGCTTCTGTCTCTCTGAAAGGTAACACATGGCAGATAACCTGGAAGTCCGCGTGCAGCGTTTGGAAGACTCTCTTCGCGCCATAAAGAATGCCGTCAAGCTGCTGGACGACCCTCAACCTGAGCCGGAGCCGGAGCCGGAGCCGGAGCCGGAGCCGCGAGTGCTCACACGCGAAGAGCAGTACGCAATCTGGAACGATATAATTGCCAAGGCTCGACAAACACCAATCTGGGACGACTCTAAAAAATTCTGAACCTGAAAGGAACGTACGTGGCGAAGTTAACCTCTGACAACGTTTCCCTGATACGACAAATCTACGCCGTATTCAACTTCCGTCGTGCTCCAGCCGGTCTCGCTACCGCACTGGGCAAGCTGTTTAAGGTGAAGCGCCAGACGGTTGCCGAGGCAGCTCGTGGGATCACCCACAGATGACGATGCTCACCGGTATCCATTCCGGTAGGCTCGTCGATCCGATGAACCTGAGTGACGACGAGATTGACATCGACACCATTGCACACTCCCTCGCCATGCAGTGTCGCTACGGGGGGCACGTCAAGACTCACTACAGCGTGGCACAGCACTGCGTCCTACTCTCCAAGGTGGTGCACCCCCTCCTGGCTTTCGCCGCATTGATGCACGATGCGTGCGAAGCTTTCGTCAGCGATCTACCTCGGCCTATCAAGAGCCGACTCCCCGACTACTATGTGATCGAAGAGGCAGTGATCGCCTCGATCTGCCGCAAATTCGCGATTGATCCTGAGGATATGAAGGCAGTGGTGCCCTACGATATGGCCATCTGCCTCGACGAGATGGCACAGCTGTGCAAGTTCACGGACCCCAAGCTTGCCACAGTGACCAAGAAACTCAATGTCCACATTGACCCCATGAGCATTGGAGATGCAAAGGATGCCTTCCTTGAGAGATTCCTTCAGTTACAAAAAAACGGCCGCGGACTGGGCGCCAGACTGGGAGCTGCTGCCGGCATCGCCGGCTGAGGACGCAACTGCCAAGAATTGGACGCTCGAAGACGCCGTCGTTAAGGCTGAGATAGACTGGGTAGGTCCCGTACCCAAGTGGCGGACGACCACCGTCACCAAGGAGGTGAACCCCAAGCACGCAGCCGGCAAGTCCAAGCTGCCTCTGAGCATTGTCCCTGCTGTCACCACTGCCTATCTCGCTTTGGGCCACGCAGAGGGAATGCTGAAGTATGGGCTCGTCAACTGGCGGGCCACCGAGGTCACCATGTCGGTGTACCTGGACGCGCTTGAGCGTCATCTGAAGAAGTTCAACGAGGGTGAGTGGGCGGACTCCGTCACCAAGGTCCCCCACCTCGCGAACGCCTTGGCCTGCCTGTCGATCATCATCGATGCGCACCACAAGGGCACCCTCGTTGATGATCGTCCCCTCTCCAATCCCGCAGCCGTCGATTTCATCAACGGGGAAGGCCAGGAGATCTGGAACGGGCTTCGCGAGTTGTTCAAGGATGCGGACCCGAAGCATTACACTATTAACAACGAGGAACAGACTGGTGGATAAGAAATTTTCCGAGAGCATCAGGATCGGTGTCTTCATGACGGTCGTGTTCAGCATGATCATCGGAGGCTTCGCTCACTCCTTCGGCATCGCCATAGGAGTGTTCGGACTGGGCATTCTCGGCACCGTCCTGGGTGTAGCGTTCGCGTACAGGGACGCCTTCAATGACCCCAAATGAGTATCAAGAGGCCGCGCTGCGGACCTGTTCCACGGTCTTCAACGTCAGCGACGTGCTTGATTTCCAGATCGAGCAGATCCTGACAGAGAATATTTACAACGGCGAGATGATCGAGGAGATTAAGAAGAACATTTTCTACGGCAAGCCTTTGAACGTGGTGACCACGCTGCCTGAACTCCCGATTGTGACATCGTTCGCCTGGGAGGAAGTGAACCAGGACGTCACTCACGGCATCCTCGGCATCGCTGGCGAGGCCAGCGAGCTGGTGCAGCACCTCTACTCGGCAATCACCACTGAGGGGCAGATCAACTCACTGGCAATCTCAAAGGAGATCGGCGACGTCCTCTGGTACATCGCCATCCTCGCCGACGCGATCGGTGTCCCTCTTGAACAGATCATGGAGGAGAACATCGCCAAGTTGAAAGCACGATACCCTGACAAGTGGTGTATTGAACGGGCTCAGAACCACGACGGAAACTAAGATTGGGGGCTCGTAAATCGAGCCCCTTTTCTTATATGAGACGTTCCCCTCGAAAAACAGGATGACAAATGACGTTCCGCACAGAACTGGCGCAGGCCATTTTTCTTCAAAAGTATGCCCACGAGGGATGTGAGACTTGGCCTGCATTGGCGAAGACACTTGCCGAGGACGTGTGCGGCAGTCTTCTTTCTAAGAGCGTCGTGAGTGACATCGCCCGCCTCATCGAGGAGATGAAGTTTCTTCCCGGCGGTCGCTACCTGTACTACGCCGGTAGGGACATCAAGGCGTTCAACAACTGCTTCCTGTTAAACTTTGAGGACGACAGCCGGGAGGAGTGGGCCAACGTCTCCTGGCGCGCCGAAAACTGCCTGATGACCGGTGGCGGCATCGGCGTGGACTACAGCCCGCTGCGGGGTCGGGGCTCCCCCCTGAAGCGCACCGGAGGTACCGCCAGTGGGCCTGTCTCCAAGATGCGGATGATCAATGAGATCGGTCGCGAGGTGATGCAGGGCGGGTCTCGTCGCAGCGCCATCTGGGCTGGCCTGAACTGGCAGCACGCGGACATTCAAGAGTTCCTGCACTGTAAGGACTGGGATCGAATGATCATGCCTGGAACAGGCATGAGCTTAAAGGACGCCAAGGCGATCGACTTCAACTGGCCAGCACCGTTGGATATGACCAACGTGTCCGTGGGCTACGATGACAAGTGGTTGGTAGACCCTCTCAATGAGGTGTTCCTCGAGAACGTCAGGCAGGCGCTCCGCACGGGCGAGCCCGGTATGTCCTTCAACTTCGATGACCAATCCGCGGAGACGCTGCGCAACGCCTGCTGTGAGGTGACGAGCGCCGACGACAGCGATGTGTGCAACCTTGGCTCCCTGAACATGTCGCGGATCGAGACGTTGAAGGAGTTCCGCGACGCTGCCGAGCTGGGCACCCTGTTCCTTCTCTGTGGTACCTTGAAGGCGCACCTTCCGTACGAGAAGGTCTATGCGGTTCGCAGCCAGAACCGTCGTCTGGGCCTGGGCCTGATGGGCGTCCACGAGTGGCTCATGCAGCGCAACAAGCGCTACGTGGTCACCGACGAGTTGCACGAGTGGTTGGACGCGTACGAGACAGTCAGCAACGCCGCGGCAGCCAGGGGGGCCTACGAGCTGAGCGTGAGCCGCCCCGTCGCGGTCCGGGCCATTGCCCCCACCGGGACCATTGGGCTCCTGGCGGGCACCACAACGGGCATAGAGCCCCTCTATGCGGTCGCCTACAAGCGCCGCTATCTGAAGAACGGGACGGACTGGCATTACCAGTACGTGGTGGATGGCACTGCCAAGGAGCTGATCGACCGGTACGATACGGACCCGGAGAAGATCGAGAGTGCGATCGACCTGGCTGCGGACCCGGAGCGACGGATCAAGTTCCAGTGGGATGTCCAGAGCTACGTCGACATGGCCATCAGCAGCACCATCAACCTCCCCGAGTGGGGTTCCCCGTTGAATAACGAGGACACGGTGTTACATATGGCTGAGACCCTGGCGAAGTATGCTCCTGGGCTGAGAGGGTTCACGTGTTACCCCGACGGCTCGCGCGGGGGTCAGCCGCTGGAGAGTGTGCCTTACCGGGAAGCCCTTGACTGGGAAGGCGTCGAGTTCGCAGAGCACGACAGTTGCAAGGGCGGAGTGTGCGGGATATGAGCGCCTTCCGGTTTCAGTACATGCGATACATGGTCCCAGGTGAGCTGAGGTGTGACTCATTGGAAGACGCTATTGGCGCAGCATGGGCCAGCCTGGAGGACAACACAGCTTGGCCCCGTCAGATAGTGGACGAGAACGACAACGTAGTCCTCAACCACGAAGCGCTGCGCGACGCTATTCGCGCGCTTGATGAGAGGATGTAAGATGGAAAAGGACTTCGGTTACCGCAGCAAAGAGACGATCTTCCGCGACACCAACCCAGGTTTCTAGTTTTCTCCCACACGGTAAGAGGGTTCGCCCCGCTTCCCGTCGCCCACTCAGGAGGGGCCGCTTGCGGCACCGTTAGTGACTTAGGTGGACTTTCGGCGGGCAGCCAATTTTTTATCAGCGTAGCTCAATTGGCTAGAGCAGTGGTCTCCAAAACCACCGATGAGGGTTCGAGTCCCTACGCTGGTGCCAAACTCCCCTCTTCCTAGAACACCACCGCTGCGGTGATTGCCACCAATGCGGCGATCGCCGTATACATCCACCAGTGACCAGCCGTGTAGGGGTCCACCCTACAGAACTCCACAGGAAGGTTGGTCACTGCGTGGGGTATATCCTTCCATCCCAGGCGCCCGCGGCTCTCTTCATGCCGCGTCCAAGGGTGCCGAATATCCCTGACTAACCTGTCGATATGTTCCTTCATTACTCGCGCACCAGTTGCAGCATTGCTATGACCGGCGTGCTGTCGGCTATGTTGGCGCCGCTGGCGTTGGTTGCCTTGACGGTGATGGTGTTGTCAGCCGTGACCACCGGTCGGTGGATGATCAGCCCATCGTCGGGCGCCGACAGCAGGCGCAGCTCGGCCGAGTCGACGCCTGCCTTGGCGCCGGTGATCGTCACGGTGCCGGACGCAGTGGCATCGGCGTTGACGGCGGTGAAATCGAGGCAGGCGACGGCCTCGAACATGTGACCCCACTTCTTGAGCGCCTTGCCAGTGCTCGACGGGTCATGCAACGTCGACACCGAGACACCAAAGCTCAAGAAGAGCACGACGCCCAATGCCGCGGCAGTCGTCTCGGTATCGGTGTCGGTCGTACGATAGGAGATCGTCGTCGATGTGACGGACTGGATCACCGTTTCGCTGTCGGTATAGCCCGTGCCGTTGCAGCGAGTCTGGATACGCATGCCGACCTTGAGGCTGTGCGTGCCGATCGTCAGGGTCACCATGCCGCCCGTCTTGGCCCGATGTGTGATCGTGTAGGTGCCTGGCAGAACGGTGCCGGTCGCTTCCTTGGCGAGCGCCGAGGTGCCGGTCGTGTTGGCGACCTTGAAGGTGTGCTGATTGATGACATGAGAGACGGTGTAGGGAGTGGCGCTCGAATAGCCCGAGTTGGTGGCGCTCGGAATGCAGAGCGGATCACCAACGCGGAAGAAATGCTTCTCCTTGGTGTAGATCGTGGCATGCGTCGTATCGCGACTGACGGCGACGATATTGAGCGCGGCCGAAGCCCAGGCCCGCACCATCTCACCTTGCGTGTTGATCTTCTCGAAGTATACCCGACCCGAGGCGTCGGCGTCGCTGTCGCGCACCGGCACGAGACCAGAGGCGCGCACGGAGCTGGTGGTGCCGATGACGGTGGTGTCGCGCGCGTGCAGCACCTCAACAAACCAATCTTCGCAACCGCTTGGGTTGTCGATCAGCACCGCGTTCGTGGTCGTGCCCAAAACGACCGTGCCGTGATCCGTGCCGGAAGGCAAGGTGCCGGGGCTGCTGGTGCCGCCATCGACCGCGAAGCTGAACTCGTCGTAACGGGCGGTCTCGCCGGCGAGCGTCGCCTCGTCGCTGACACTGATCGCCGTGACGGTATGGGCGCCATTATAAGCCGCTTCGGCAAAGCCGGCCACGGTCACGGTGTCACCGACCTTCAGGCCATGACCGACGTTGTTCAATTCCTCGCTGTCGAATACATCAATTCGGGCCGTCGCGACGCCGCCAGTCTGGGCAATCTCAACGATCTTCTGTCCGCCGACAAAGCAGCTGTCGACCTGCATGTTGGTGATGCGACCTATGCCGCGGCCGCTGACGCCGACGAAGCCGCTGCGCGAGGTCAGACCGTCGAAGGTAGTGCCGCCGCCGAGCAGCGAGACCTTCTCGAAATGGACCTTCGCCGTGACTTCGAGGCAGTTGTCAAACAGGAGCGGGCGGTCCATGCACAGGGCGTGCTCGCAGTTAATCTGGAGGAAATCGCCCTGAAATGCATTTCTGACCCGTACCAGGCCCCACACACGCTGCCGCACACCGGCGCTGATGTGCCAGTTGCTGAACACGTTGCCGGTGCTGGGCGTGAGATCCATGCCATATTTGAGATGATCGTAGGCGCGGATGTTGGCGACTGTATTGCTGAAGAAGCTCGGAGTGCCGCCGGACGTATGAAAGCTGTACATTCCACGAAAGCCGCCGATTATCAATAGATCGTCATAAATATTGAAAAAACAGCTATCTTCGCAGGTAATACATGATGCATCCGTTTCGTCCTCTTCGGAATAGGGCGCGAACTTCACTGTCAGGCCGCGAACCTCAGTGTAGCGCCCGCCCGTGCGCAGGATCGGGCCGTCGGCGTTGACCCGCTGAATGATCGACTTGCCGCGCCCCATGCCGACGATACCGACGCGAGCATCGGTTGAACCCACGTTGCGCAGATCGATCTCGTCTTCGATCGAATAGACACCGGGGGGGATCAGGAGCGGCAACTTGGCCGCGAGCGCCTGGGCCGCAGCGGCCTGCAGCTCGCTCGTGCACTCATTGTCACCGGTGGTGTCGACCGTCGTCCAATCGAGGATCGAGACACCCTTCTCACGGACGGCTCCCGCAATCGACCGGGCGCCTTGACCCGTGTCGGTGTCGGCGGGGAGGGTAACTGCGGCGCCAAGAGCGTCCTGATTAACCTTCCCGCTTCCTCGTGTACGACTCTCGAAGCTGATCAGAGCGTCAGAGGGAAGGTCATCGAACTCGAGACCAGCGGTTTCTTTGTTAAGCTGCGTGAAAGTGGTCACTTCGTTTCCTCTAGTATGCGCCGCACGCTGTTTAATTTATTCCGGCAATCCTCACCGGCTGCGTCCACCATAGCAAGGTGGTTCATGACATCTGCGTCAGTGACTATCTGCGCCGACGTGGTGACCGGTCGGGCATTACACGTCAGCAGGTGCCCGCTTATCTTAGGGCTTTCCACCTGTATCCTGGTGACTATCTTCGGCTCGGGGCGCGTACAGCTGGTCAATAGCGTCACGAACAAAAGGAGCAGCAGGGCGATCTTCATTGGTTTCTCTGGCACGCTTGGTCCTCCTTGTGACCGCCGCGACTAACTCCTTCTGTCTTTCTGTTGCGTCACGAAGGCGAGTTATCTCTTCGTCCTGCTTCTTCAGGAAGCGTTGCATCGCCTCCACGGCAGTCTTGTTCGCCTCCGCTACCTCGCTGACCGTCTTGAGCCGCTCCGCCTGGAGGGTGTAGTCAGCGACCATCGAACGGATCTGGAGCTTCTGCCATCCTACTGCCACCAGAAGCAGCAGCAGGATGGCTCCGAAGAAGCCCCAACGGTTCATGAACAAGCCGGCTATCATGGCAGCCGGTACGTCTTGTCGGTGCTGCCACGTGGGGTCCAATTGTCCTTGTAACGATCAGACTCCGTCTCTAAGTACCCATAGACCGCGGTGTTCTCGTTGGAACGGTCACTTTCGTTGCCACGCGGCCACAAGTCATGACAAAGTATATCCGTCGTCTGATTAAATCCGATTTCAAAGAAATCGAGTTCTGGTGTGTCCGCCGCGATGCTTTTAAACCACCCCCACATCCCATCAATGTACTGCGGGTAGTTCTTGCGGTCCACCTCGTCTGGCACTGTATTCTTTGGGTCGCGCTTGACGCCAGGGAACCACTCCTGAATACCGAACTTACAGTTAAAGCGTTTGGCGTAACCTAGATGTGACTTGGGACCATTGTTTCCGGTCGCGCCGTTATCGTTGACAGCTTCGGAGCCAATCCAGTAGGCCCAAGCTGCATCGCCGGTGCGCCCGCCGAGGCCCGCGCCCGTGCGGAAGTTCTTCTCGTGATCGTAACAGTCTGAGGTGAACCAGTCGATCGGGTTGTAGTTCCTGAGGTTGGCGCCCTCCACCGTCCAGTCAGCCGACAGAGGATGAACAGGGCAAGTAAGCCCGGGGTACGAGGACATCCAGTTGTTCATGGCGTTCCATGAAAATTCCACTCGTGGATTGTGGTTGACACCAAACCCAGTCGACGTGCGGTGTCGAATTCTTGACCCGGTGTTCAGCGTCTTGTCCATGTAGTAGGCAAGACGCTTGTACGCCTTCTTATAGTTGTTGCACTTCGCCAGAAGCTCCGCGGTCGGCGACGCCGGGGTGCCCCCGAAAGGCCAACCGGGCATGGAACGGACCGCCCAGGGGTACCCGCCCGTGTTCTCCTGCCCAAAGCAAAAAATCACCGGTGGTGCAGTAGGATGGTTGTCCATCCACGGAATGAACCAGTCGGCCATTTCGTCGATGATGTCCCGGTGGATGGCCATCCGGTTATCATCATTGTCGACCGTGATGCGATCGAACAAACCTTTTTCCTGTTCACACAACATGGCGTGAGCGTAGACACACTTGAAGCCGGCGTTCAGTGCGTCGGCGAGTAGTCCGGAACTGCTTCTCAGATTGCTCTGCGTTCTCACCCGCTCGTATTGGTCGTCCGCGGAAACACGGTCGGCGACAGGAATGTTGGGATTGGTCGCACCTTTACCCCACGCATTACCGCCGGTGTAGAGCAGGATGATGTCGGACTGACGCCCGCGGAACTCCCTGAAGCTGTTGGTCTCTCTGTTGATCGCCGGGTCCAAACCACCAAAGGTGACGCCAGAAGCCCAAGGCAGATTGCTGCGCCACGTCCGCGCGACGCCGCGGTCCGTTATCGTGAAGCTTGCCGCACCTTGCCCGGAGATGATCTCACCACCGGTCGGGCTCGACAGGGTGACGGTGACCGTGCGGGTACCATTGGTAGCCGTTCGATTGACTGTCTGAATGGTGATCTCGTTCTCAGTGTCACTCGCGGCAAAGGTCGACGTGCCTGTGATCGTCCCGGACAGATCATTGTCCGTGTTCAGGCTGCTCACGGCGGTCCAGACGACGGAGCACGAACCGGTCAGCAAACCGGAGCGATTGATCCGGAGGGTGACTGCGCCGCCTTCAGCAACCGTCGAGGCATTCGAGGTGATGCTCATGCGCCGAACAGTGGCAGCCCCGCCTGAGTCGGTGACGGTGCAGGTTGCCGAGGCGGTCCCGATCGTGCAGTAAATTGGATCGGTAAGCGTGACGATGACGGTCTCGTTGGACTCGACTGTCTCGTCACCCTTGTAAACGAACGTGATCGTCTCGGTTGTCCGCCCGATTGGGATGTCGACCTGACCCGTGAATACAGCGCCAGAGGCAAAGTCGGCGTCATTGCTCGTGCCGCTCTTGGTCCAGGTTGCTCGAACGAGACCGTTGCCACCGCTCCGGGTGACAGTGAAGACGATGTTTTGAGTGCCCGACGTACCTTCAACCAATGTGGCAGGTGCCACGGAGATGGAGATGGAGTTGTTCTCCACCACCATCGTGATCACGCCCGTATCGGTGGTCACACCGTCCGTGATCGAGTAGGTGAGCGTGACATTCCCGAGAGAAGCACCCGAGGTGTAAGTGATCTCGTTCTCGGCAGTGACAGTCGCGGTGCCTGCTGAAGGGGCTACCGTGATCGCGACGGTTATCGGCAGACTACCGCGGTAGTTGCCTGTGACGTTGTGTGTCTTCGACGTCGAAGGGGGCGTGTAGAACGTGTAGTCGAGCGCGACCACACTATCGTCCGGGGCATCGACTTCGTAGTTCAGACCGACATCCGCCTCGAACAGACGAACGGGAATCTTGGAGAAGTTTGCGTCAGCCACGGTGGTGGCTGCATCAGTGTCGGTAACGGAATGCCCGGCGCCGTAGGTGATTTCCGAGTTGCGATCCGCACGATCTGATGAGTTAGGTGCGATGACGTTCTGGGAGGCATTGATGGTCGTGTCGGTAGCCAGCCACGGGTGCATGTCAGCGGAGCCGACATGGACATTCATGTGGTTGCCCCCGACCTTGTTGCGCCCCGCATTCGGCCACGGCTTCCCCGTGGGGGCATCCCCGGCATTGCCCGGGAAGTTCAGGTAGTTCCTGTTCCCCTTGCTGAGGTGGATCTTGGCCTTGCCTCGGGCAGAGGTAGCAACCGGCTGGGCAGTTGCGGCAAGCTTTGCCGCCCAGTTGTTGATGATCACATGGTAGCCATCCTTGACCATGATGCCACCGATGTCGACGTTGGCGTCAGCATCATCTGGCTCGACCCACAGATTGCCATCAATGATGGCCCCATTGCCGGCGGTATCGGAAGTCTTCTCGGAACCGAACTGGTGACGCCAAATGTTCTTTGCGTTGGGCATTATCGGTACACCGAAAGGTAGGCTGCGGAAGCGACCGCGTTGAACTCAGGCATCGGGTTCGCATAGATGTGATGCCACTGCTTGGTGGTACCCGCCTGGAAGTAACACTCGTAGAACAAGTGCTCCTCATACTCGTCGAACAGGGCTTTCATTGCCACAATGAAGGGCGCCCTGTTTGACTTGTCGGTCGCAACGAGAGGCAGATTGGTGACGCCCCACTCGGCAACAGCCCACTTCTTACCACGAGCGCGCGCGAACTTCGCGATGCCTCGAGGCCCAGTCACCATCCCGGTGGTGGTGTTGTAGTCGCCCATGAAGCCGTTGGGGTTATCGACGTAGAAGCTCCCGGTGAAGCTGTCGTAGGCGTCGACCGAATAGATGTCCGCGCTCTCCGGAGCCCAGAGGGCCAGCGGGCGGGTGATGTTGCGCAGGCAGTTGAACTCCAGCACGGCACCCGGCAGCTCGGCACGATAGATAGCGGCGATGCGGTTCCAGCAAGCCTTGTAGGCAGCCGCCGTCTCGGGCGTGTTCGCCGTCTGCACCGCCCCGTCCTGCCAGCTCCACGGGTAGCCAGCGTTCGCCTCCCAACCGAGACGGATCACCACCATGTTGGTGCCGAAGATCAGGGCCAGCTTCCTGGCGTTCGCCACGTGGTAGGAGTCGAAGTCACCGCGGGCGCCCTCGACATACTGCCGGGCGTTCGGCAGGCAAAGGAGGGGCACAGCGATCGTCCAGGGGTTCAGGCCCATGGCGACGGAGTCGCGCAGCAGAGTATGAACCCAGTTGCTCGCCAGCGTAGGCCAAGAGTTGATGATCGTGTCGCCCATGAAGGCGCTGTGGATATCGGTCGGGCGTCCACGCCACGCCGCAATCGCGATCTGACCATCGCGTTGGCTGGCGGGTGTGTTGGTCTGAAGACGGAACCCGGAGCGCCAAGTCAGGCGCGATGCGAACCGATGGACAGGGGCGTCCACCACGGTTGTCATTGCCGTCTCGTTGCGCAAGGTGGCGCCGACCGGGTTGGTAAGCGTGACGGCTACAACCTCGTCACCCTCGAGCTTGCGGTCGCCCTTCAGGGCTACCTCGATGCGGGCTTCCTTCTGCCCCTCTGACAGGGTCAGCGTCCCAGCGGGCAGAACACCACCGAGGAAATCGTCGGCAGCCACGGTGCCGCCCACGCTCCACTCCAACATCACGCTCGGGTCCACATCACCATGGCGGGTCACAATGAACGTGACGAACCGTGTCGTATGCTGGTCCTCCGCCACGGTCGGAGACAGGGCAGTAATCTCCAGCTCAGTCGGAGCGCGCATCGACTTCTCGAGCGCCTTCACCGAAGCCAGAGTCGCCTCCAGGGAGGTATCCTCGTCCTCGTAGTCCGCCGTGCAGTCAGCAACCAGGATGCCCAGCTCAGCCTTCACCTCGTCGACATTGAACAGCAGCATGGCCTGCCGCTCAACATTCTCTTTCTTCATGGCTTCGAGCTTGCTGATAATCTCAAGCACCTTGTCGTGCTGCACGGTCATTATCGCACTTCCTCCTTTTCAGGATTAATAAGCTTGCGCAGACGCTTGTTGCGGCTGGCGATGAATAGGATCACGGCGAAGCTCACGACACCGCAGGCGACGGAGAACCAAGGCAGCAGGGTGTCCATGGTGCTCGTCGCGACCACGACATTGTCGTATGTTTGCTTCGCTTCCGGCAGGGAGGCCATAATGTCCGGAGCTATCGAAGCCGCAGCGCCGGCAATGCTGGCCACTGCACCGACCACCTTGGCAGTCTTCGTCTTCGCGCCGTTCACCTTCGAGCCGGGAATTTGCAGCCCGGCCAGGATCAGACCGGCATCGATGGTCGCGTCGTCGTAAGGCTGGTAGCCCAGCTCGTGCTTGATAATCGCCAGCACGAGTCCACGCATGGTGTACCACTCGTAGACATCGGTCGGTGCGTCCGCCGTCCTACCCAGGGACGTGGCCACGGCGTTGATGTAAGCACCGGTGTTGTTCTCGACCGGAGGCGCCCAGCGGTCGATAATCTCCCGCACGCTGTCGATGTTATGTTTGTCTTGGTAGGTGATCAGCACCCGGCAAATGGCACGGACGCCCCACTTCGGCTCCGTGAAGACGACAAAGCGAGGGTCGCTCGACTGATCATCAGCCTGACCCTGCCATCTTACTCCGGCAACCCGGTCGATATTACCGGGATTTTTATTCCGCTCGCCACGAGCGCTGTCACCAGTCGTCACGTCTAATTCGTCCCCTTTAACTTGCCGGAGCCTTCCTCCGCCTTCTTCAGATATCTTGATTTGATTTTCATCAGGTAAGACGGGGCGCTCTGCTTATCAAGTCCAAACTGCTCCAGCAGCGGGTAATTCGCCATGACGGGCTTCGGGTCCGTCCGAATTGCCCGGATTTCCTCAATTAAAAAATGGAAGAGGATTGGGTCAAATCGAGGCGTTTCATCTTTGACCAGTTCGGTTTTACGCACTCTCAAGTTCATATGACAACCACCTCCACTGCGTACGGAAGGTAGGGCCAATGATCCACTGTCACGCGGTAGACAGCCGGCTCGTCGGATGTAATGGTTAGAGTGGAGGTCATGCTCTCCAGCGGTATATCATCAACGTAGATCTGCACGTCAAACGGAAACTCGAACACGACACTGTCGACGCCGTCGCTTTCGATCGTCGTGTTCGCCGGCACGTCAAAGCTCGGTCGGTCAGCAACTTCGCCCAGACCGGGTGGATACCACTGCGTATCCGGATTGGGGAATTCATCAACCACGTACGAGTACGGGTCGTCAAAGAAGAGGTAGCCGAAACCCTCCGGGTCGCCCGTGCTCAGTCTCTCAATCCTACCAGTCGGATCGACACCCACCATCATCATCGTTTGTACTCCATTACCGTGCAGGTCAGAGCCCGCCTAATGTATTGATTGGAGCGCCCGCTCATTTCATCTCGGCTCACCAGCAATTCCATGCGGTAGGATATGCTCTGCTGCACACCCGGCGTGTCAGACAGCACCAAGCACCCTGGGAGCTGTCTGCTCGAGGTCACCGGCGCGCCTGTCGCACCCGGAGCGTTGAACGACTGGCTCAAGTTGAGCAGGTTTGTCTCCACCAACGTGGTCTCATTCCGACGGAATACCCGGAGCCTAAGGGTGCATTGACTGATGCTGCTTCCCGTCGATTGCACCAGGGCAAGATAGTTCTCATCCTGCGCGGCCAGGGTCAGCAAGGTTCGCCCGACACCATTGTATGAGGTGGTGAAGTTCGCCAGGACGACCGTGTTGCTGGTGGTCTCACCAGTTGTGGTGCTGTTCGCGCCCCCAACGTTGTTAACCTGCATGGTGGTGATGGCGTCGTTACGAATTCTTGGCGTGTCGATATCCCCGTCCGCGGTCAGCGAGAAGATGGGAACGTAGTTCAGGTCACCGCCGTCGAACGTATCGAACGCGGTGAACGTGAAATACTTGGTACCGGAACCAGCGATCGTAACCTGATTGTTCTTGCCCTCGTACATCAACGTCGCCGGTGAGGGTGTGAAGCCAGCAACCGTCGAGGAATAGATGCGATAGCCGACGAAATCCGGCAGGCTGGCAGCCGGTCCGGACATGCGGAAGCGATACACCTCGAAGCCACCGACTGAGTTGTTGGTCAACATCGCCGGTGGCGGATTGTAAAAGGTCCGGTTCACAAAGTCGGAGGCGTTGAGGTTGCGATCCACCTGCCGGACGTACACGCGCACCCACCGCTGTGGGGTGCCGCCATTGTCCGCGGTATTGGAAACGATGTCGTACACGTAGCGGTTTGATACCTGCCGGACCGCCCGCTGGAAGGTGAAGGTTTCGTTGTTCACACTCGTGTAGATGTGAATTTCGTAGTGCAGGAAGAACGGATCGTCGAACGTTTGGGTCCACGCAACGGTCAGGTTCTCACTCTGAAACTGTGTGTCTGTAGGACCCTTACCGGGCTGCACGGGAGCGAGCGGCGCGGGGATGGTCCTGACTTCGCCCACCACCTGGAAGTTGGTGATGGTGCGGGGCGGGGACTTGTACCCGAAAACATTGACAGCAACTAGGCGGAAGTTATAGACGCCGGCGGGGGCGCCAACCCAGTCGTAGGAGTTCAGCTCGACGTCGACAAGTTTCGCAGCGGTGCTTCCGTTACGTGTGTAGTGAATCTCATATTCACGAACCGTGTTGCCTACCGATTTGGTCCAGGAGAAATTAATCACAGGGGTTCGCGCCAGACCATTGATAGTCTCGTACGACACCGATGCTTCAAAGTTCGACGGTGGCGGAACCAGCTTCTCGTTGATGTAAGAGTAGTTGGGCGGTGCGTGGAACACCGAGTTGTCGACGTAATCCCACTTGAGTCGGTTAACCTCGATGGCGGTGATCTCGAAATTGTCCGGATCGCCCTCCACCTCGCTGATCTTCATGACCCGGAATGGCTTGGGGGAGCCGTAGCCCGCCCCAACCTGCTCCAACGAGAAGGCGGCATCGAGGGGAACAGCCGCGGGCAGCGCCTCGGCGAGCAGGAGGCGGTTGACCAGACCGGTTGCCGCTTGAGGGCTCACGGCAACGCGGACGATCTCGAACTCATTGTCCTCCGTCGTCGGGTAGTTCGGGTTCAGCACCTGGACGTTGAAGGTGTAGGAGATACCAGCTTCCAGAAACAGCTTGTCCCTGAACTCGACGATGCGCCGGCTGACCGGATCGAGTCCTGTGAGCCTGCCCGTGAGGGAGAAGCCCAGGCGCGGGTCCCCGAGCAAGATCACCTGGAAGGGCTCGACGCAATGGGCGAGCCGGTTGGTGCTGAAGGTCACCATCATCTTTTCGGTCAATGAGGTGATCAGCTTGTACCGGGCTCGCCGCATTGCCTCCTGCTGATGGATGGCACCGACCGCGTTGAAGTCCAGGGCGTTGCGCCCGTACTTGGTGATGTGGGCCTGATTGAAAATGCGGCGTCGATCGGTCTCCCAGTTCAGCTCCGGGTTCGTGAACGCGACCGTGATGTCGTTGTATCGGCTCGCCATGTCCGTGAAGGAGTATTCAAACTTGCCGCCGACCACGTTCTCGGGCACAAACAGGTGGACGGCGTCGTCGGGCTTATCGACGCGCACCTTGGCGACGCCGTCGCCGCTGTCGAAGAAGGTGGCGTTGAAGATGCCCGCCATGAACCGGGCAACCTCCTTGCCGCTGGCGGGCTCGGCAATCGTATGGTTCAGGCTGTACCTTGGGTGTCGCCCGCCATTGCCGTCCAGGACCTGTTCCGAGCACCACTTGCTGGCCTCAAAGATATCCCACTTGTCAATGCTGACCTTGTCGTAGGCGTTGAGACCGTACCGATCGTTGGTGACGAAGTCGTAGAGGCACCAAGCAGGATCATCGGTCCAGGCAAACTTGAAGGTGCCGTCCCACTGCCCGGTGTAGACTCGAGCCGCCGTGTTGTAGTTCGCCGGAACGCGAACGACGCGCCCCTTGTAGATACCATGGAAGCTCAGGTTGCCGCTGAGCTGGTTGCTGGCCTTGGTGTTGAGGTGGGCAATCGCGGTGAAGGGCCACTGTCTCGGGCCAGACAATACCTGCTGAAAGCTCTCCCAGGCGACGACGCAGATACTCTCCTGGTCACTCTCCGCCGGGTTCACCTTGGTCACGCGGATATCGTAGAAATCGTTGATCGGATCGACCAGGAAACGATATTCCTTGACCGTGTTGGTCGCAGCCTTGCCGGTGACCCGGATCAGGCGCTCGTTCAGGGCATCTACCCACACGGTGGAGTTGGCCGGCTTCCACTCAATGTGGAAATCGCCGTGTCCGTCGTAACTGCCTTTCTCGTTGTTCTCACTCAGTGCGCTGAACACGAGGCGGACATCGATGTAGTTCAGGTTCTTCTGAACCGTTCTGCGGATCACTGGCACGTTCTTGACGAGGGTCACACCCACATTGATCGAGGAGGCTATCCCGCCCAACACCGGTCTGATGATCTCACCGGGACCGTACCCGCCGTGGAACCGCAGGTTGGCACCCTTGTAGTTCAAGGTCCCATCGGAAGCCATCACCGGGGTGTCGCCGATGAAGAAGCTCTTCATGCCCAGTTCGGGGCCGAAGATCGGACCCTCACCGATACCGAGGATCACCTCCATGGTATCGACCGAGCGAAGGTTGACTTCCTTGTTGTCGTATTCGACGCCCATTACCCGACAACATCCTTGGCCTGAATATCAAACGACAGGTAGTGACCGCCGACCTTCTGGCGCCCGTAGATAATCGGAATGCGGGTCCCGATCGCCACCGTATTGCCGGGGGCGCCGAGGTACTTGGAGTCCTTGTTCGATCTGGTTGGTGAGTCCGTCACCGGTGCTGGCGAGAGCATCTGCATGACACCGCCCAAGGCGAGGGCGACACCGGTGGAGAACAGGGCACCGGCGACCATGACACCAAGGGCGGGTGCGAAGACTATGGAGGCGCCGATGAGAAGGGCGCCGATGCCGATCGCGACGAACGGAGACTTGCCACCCTGGAAGGCTGGTACGATGTGGATCTCTTCAACGTCGGTCTCGGCCAGCAAACTCTCCGTGCTGTCGAACCCAACGATGGCGACGGGGTACTGCTTGCCATTGAGCTTGCGCTTGAAGGCGTCAATCTGCGAGGCTAGCGCCCTCAGCGCCTCCATTGGGGTGGACACCTCGAAAGACAGCGAGCCAGGGTGCAGCGCCTTCAAGTAGCCATGTAAAATGATTTTCTTTAACAATGGCGTCTTCCACTATGCCGTATCGGGTTATTCCATCCGTGCCAATCACGAAGTGAGCCAGTTGAGGCCAATCCAGAAAGCAACGGTAGTCCTCAGCGGACAGGTTGCTATCATCATCCGGATGAGTGTGCCACGTGGCATAAGTGTCCTCATCCTCAAGCTGTAGAACATCAGCGCCCTTGATCCGAAAGTGGTCCTCGGGCTTCTCGTGGATATTCTCAAACTCCACGAGGGAAAAATCTCTCCGAATAATTCCCACTCGCTCGTGGTAGGTCATCGAACTCAATCCTCTCATAACTCGTGGGCGCCTTGACATCCTTGTGCCGCATCTGAGCGACGGTGGTGTTGAACCAGACCCCCTTATACAGCTCGACATTGGAGAGCCTGCCGTAGAAGTGATGGAGGATTTCACCGTTGCCGAGATAGATGGCGCAATGGTTGGCTATCGGTGCCCGGATCGCCATCAGCATCACGTCGCCTACCCGCAGTTCGTCGGGCTCGACATCAATGATGGAGAACCGCTCCTTGCGGTAGTTCTCCATATATAAGTTCAGCCCCTGATCCCACCAGTGATCAGGGCGAGCATAATCATTTATGTGGATGGAATACTCGTCGAGATAGAAGCATCGCAGAAGACCAAAACAATCGTTACTACCGTGCTGCCACTCCCGTCCCTTGTACTGGTTCAGGTTCATGTCAGGCTTACAGTGGGGAATTCTGGCGGCATGTACATGCGTGCCGGCACCAGGAACTGTGTACCTTCAGTTGGCGTCCGCAGCTCCAGTGCGATGATGTCATCGTTCATGGAGGTGATGCGGGTCACGATCCAGCGGCGGGTCTGAGCGACGTTAAGGTTGCTGTCGAGGTGGTTGCGCAGGATGCGACGCCGGTAGACAGTGGCACCGTCCAGCTCGCCGCTCTCGATGAACGGGCTGAACATGGATAGCCGGCTTTCGGTGCGGTTGGCCAGGACCATGGTTGGGCGAGACTCCTGCTCATCAGCGCTCGTCTCAACACCGGTCAGCTGAACCGCCCAGCCTTCGTAGGTCTTGTCCTGCCACTCCACCCGGTCGTTGTTCTTGCAGAAGAACCGAGCACCGCTGAGCATATGGATCTCGTACAGATCCACGAACCCGATCGTCGTTAACTTTTGCCCCTCGACGGCATGACTGATAGGTATGCCCATGCTATTCCCACTCTATGTACTCGCCCGCCTCGGTGATAAGGTAATCACCCTCTTCCGTCAGCACCGTCTCGTTCAAGTCCTCGCCGAACGCTGGCTCGAGGTCATTGCCCGTGTAGATGTTGGTGACGGCGTTGAACAATGCGATCTGACAGTTAAATGGTGCGGAAAGCCCCACAATTAAAGTCTTTGTCGGATCGTTCGTTGCACTCGTATTGACGCCGACCGTTATTTCGACGCTGGCCTCGTTTGCGTCGAAGGTTCGAATTCCAGTGCGAACTTGACCCGGAGCCAGATCAACATGGCTGGCGGTACCTGCAACCGTATAGTTGACCGAGCAGGCGGTGGTAAGGGCGGTGAGGCGAGTGACTAAGAACGAAAAATAGGTCACGGCGCCATCGACGATGAAATCCGTGGGTGCAGCGATGGAGACTACGGAGCGGTTGGGCGTCGACATGCCGGGCAGCAGCGGCGACGGACCACGCTCGGGAGTAGCTTCGGCGTACTGGAACCCCTGGAGCCCGGGGATCTCGATCAGCCTGAGTTCGAACTCCTCGACCACACCCTGACTGTTCTTCAGGACGTAGGGGATATCAAGCGGCTCCTTGAAGCGGCAGACCAGGAAGCCGTGCCCCGCGTGGTAATACCAGAAGGGTAGATGTGTCCTGTGGGCAATGTAGAAGTTCTCAAGCCGACGCATATTATTGCCCGGCCAAGCATTCTGATCAACCTCACCCGCGGTGTTCGTGTAATACGTCATCCCTGCCATGGACAGGGTGAACTCGCGCTGATCAGGTGCTTCTGGCGACGCCGCGAAGACCCAGCTACGCCCGAAGTTGATCTTCGGGCTGCTGTCCGGGTACTTGGTGCGCACCATGTGGTAGGGGAAGTCAAATACTAGCATTACCGTGGCACCGTCTTGATCAGCTGTTTCAAGGGACCGCCGGTTCTGATGTCCCTGGCAACCACGGCGATGATGTCGTTCGGACCTGGAGGCGGCATTTGATCCGGGGTGACCGCCCAGACATTGACCGGTGCCGCCGGTGGGGGTGCCGCCACGGGCTGGATCTGGTTGTTCGACGAGGCCATGCGACCAGTCTGGTTGATCCGGTCGAGGTTATCACGGCCCACCATGTCCACCGCGGACTTCCGCATCACGAACTCGCCGGGCATCAGGTTGGCCTTGACGCTGTCACGCCCAGGCGTGCCGCCGCGAACCTCGCCACCCACGGCGAAGCCAGCTCGAGCACCCTGATTGCCGCCCATCATCATGCCGGTACCAGCACCGGCGGGGCCTCCAAACAAGGCACCGATCGCGAAGCCCATGATCTGCTGAACCGCCTGCTCCGCTGCGATGCGGATGAACGTCTCGATCAGGTTCTTACCGAAATCCGCGAACGCCTCGCTCATGGACTTGGTACCCGTGGCCACGTCCACGAACAGGTCCGTCATGCCGGACGAGAGCGCGCTTAACGACTGGTTCGTGACCGTCTCGATGCGCTTGTTCAGGCTGTCGAACGCACCGTTCTGCTGGCCCCAAAGCATGGTAGCGCCAGAGATGGTCTCAGCAATCGACTTGTCCTTGTACTCCTGGATGCGGGCGTTGTATTCCGCCTGGGCTTCCGATGCCCTTTCCACAGCAGCGGTCACCTCGTCCTGCGACTTGACGATGGTGCTGTTGAGGGCCTCGACTTCCTTACCAACCTTGTCCCGGCGGCTCTTCAGCTCGTCGGCTGCTTGCTGGGTGATCTTGCCGCTGCCGTCGAGGAACTCCTGATTGAGCTTCTCAAACTCGGCGCGCTTGGAGGCAATCTCCAGTTCAGCATCCGCCCGGACCTTCTGGAGCTTGGCGACCCGCTCCTGCTCCAGCTCGGAGACCTTCATCAGGCGCTCCGTCTCAAGAGCCTCCTGCTCCTTCTCCGCCTCGAACCGGTCGACATCCGTCACACGGTTCTGGTTGCGGATCAGGTCGAACGAGCTGGACCGGTACTGGGCGTTGCGCAGCGGCTCATTGGCGCGGGTGATCCCGCGATCGATGCCCTGGTTGACCAGCTCGAGCTGGTTCTTGGTCTCCCGATTCTCGTTCGGCCTGAAGGCGTCGCGGTTCGGGTTGTAGGTAAAGATCTCAGGGCCTTTGCGAGGCTTGCGGGCAAGAACGTCGTTGAAGCTCCGGGACAGGTCGTCACGCTCGGCTTGCGCCCGGGCGCGAACGATGTCCTGGTTGCGCTTCATGATGTCAGGCGCGGTGTTCGCCAGATCTTTGTCGTTCTTGAGCTGGGCTAGCTCCAACTTCTCCTTCTCGTTGATCCTGCTCAGGATGGCGTTATAGACACCCTTGCGGTCCTTCGTCGTTTTGGCGCCCAGCATCCGCTGGCGAACGTCGATCTCTTCGTTCAGCAGGCTGATCTCATTCGTGAGCGTCTTCTCGCGAGCCTCGGCACTCTCGGCCAGAACCGCACCGAGCTGGCTGTTGGTAGCCGTCTTGAGCGAGGTCAGCTTGTCGTCATAGATCTGAGCGAAGGTCGCCGCTTCGTCGGGGTTGAGTGTCGCCACAATCGCGTCGATGTTCAACGACAGCATGGCCAGTGCGGCTTCGTTGACTTGCTTGGCGATCTTGTCACGCTCGTCGGCGTTCTGCACGCCCTTGAGACGGGTCTCCATCTCCGTGTTGCGATAGATCTCACTGGAAGCAAGGGCAGCGTCAACGCCGGAGCCGACCTTGTCGACGACGTACTGCTTCTCCAGCTGCTTGGCCTGGATATTCCCGGTGAGCTGGGTAGCCTGTGTCTGGTTGATTGCGCCCCTGAGCTGACGCAGAGCCTCGACAACGCCGGTCAGGATTTCCTTGTCGCTCTCCGACATGTTTGTTGAGCTGTCGCGCGAGGACTGAAGATTGCGGATGGCGTCGTCGACATCGCTGGTGTTGCGCGAACTGAACAGCGTGTTGAGCCCGTTCTCCGCCACGGCTTTCGCCCCGGCGGACTGGATGGCGCTCACGCTCTCGGCTAGGTCGGCCTGCACATCGGAGTTGAACCGGGCCTCGATCTGGTTGCGCTCCAGGTCCAGCTTCTGCTGAGACTGCCGGATGCTCTCGACGAGGTTGATGGCGATGCCCTGCTCCAGGGTCGCCTTCAGGTTCAGGTACTGCTGCGCCAAGTTCGCGAAGGTGGGCTCGAGACCCTCCATGCTGAAGCCTAGCTCGCCGAAGCGGATCGTCGCCTCCGCAATCGCGGTGTTCAGTTCGTCCTGGTGCTCATTCAGACGGACGGAGCGGCTGATGATCTGCTCGAACGCACCATCCACGCTCTGGATGGCCTGACGCTGCCCATCCAGTCTCCCCTTGGTCTCGTTGATGCGGGTCTGAAGCTTAGCGAGGGCGCTGTCGAGATTCCCACTGCCGGTGGAGAGCAACCCGAAACCGTCGGTGAGGTAGGCGGCCCCGGCGACAAGGGCAGTGATGCCGGCGATGGCGACAGCGATCGGTCCACCCAGCGCGGCAATCACGGCAGCGAACCCACCCATGACGGTGGAGGCTCCGGCAATGCCGGACACGATGCTGCCTATCAGACCAGTCAGCCCGACCAGACGGGATACCGCCAAAGCGGCAGCAGCAGCCACGCCAGCCGTTAGGACAGCAGCGACCGCCTGACCAGCCGTGCTCAGGTTCCCGAGGCCCCCGACGAGCGCCGTAGCGCCGTCCAGCAACAGCTTCAGGATCGGAACGATACCGCTCGATAGGCTGTTGGCAGCCAATCCGGTGACGTTCTTGAATCGGTCGAACTTGGCGCTGAGTGAGTCCAGCTGGACTTCGTTCGCCCGAGCTGCCGCGTCGGTGTACAGGAACGCCTGCTGAAGCTCCTCGATCTCGCCAACACCGCGCGCGATAGCGGTGAATGCCGCAGCGGCACGAACCTCGATCGTCTCCAGAGCGTCGGCGGAGGTGAAGCCGGCAGCGCGCAGGTTCTTGAGAACCCCGGTCAGACCGTTGGTCTTTACGTTCACGTCGTTGACGGTCAGACCGAGCTGCTTTAACCGGGCGGTCAGCTTCTCACTGGGGTTGCTCAGGTCAATGATGAGCTGCCGGATACCGGTACCCAGCGTGGAGCCGGAACGGACACCGGAGTCGGCAAACTGGCCCATGACCGCGGCCAGCTCCGTGAACCCAACACCGGAATCAGCGGCGACGTTACCAGCGTACTGGATGCCCAGGGCGAGCTTATCGACCGTCAGCTTGGTGAGGTTCAGGGCAGCCGTGGTGATGTTGGCAACGTTGCCCATCTCCTCGGCACGCAGGTTGAACACGCTGACAACGGAGGTAGCCAGGTCGACCGACTCCTCCAAGGTGGAGCCGGTGGCAGTGGCCAGCTTGGTGACAGCCCCGATGCTGTTCTGGATCTCACTGACCGAAAAGCCCGCCTGGGACAGGATGACCGCCGCGTTGGCGACTTCGACCGCGCTGAACTTGGTTTCCTTGCTGGCATCGACGATCGAGCTGCTGAGCTTGACCATCTCCTCGTCGGTTGCCGAGGCAATCGCTTGGAGCTGCGTGAACGCCTTGTCCAGCTCGACGATGAAGCCGCCCATGAAGCTGAACGAGTTGAAGATGCCCTGGAGTAGCTGGAAGTGCAGCAGCAGCCGTGCCTGGATCTTGAACAGCGAAGCGCCGCCGTCGCTGAACAGAACACCCTCGCGGTTCGCCCTGGTCTGGTCTTCCTTGGCGCGGATACCGGCGGGGCTACCTTCGAATTGCTTCTTGGTGTCCCTCTCTTCCTGCTTCCTCCGCCTCTCCTCTATCTTGGCGGACTCGACCATGAAGCGCGCACGACGGGTCTGCCGGGCCTCGTCCGCCTTCTTCTCAGAGTCCCGATCGCGCTCCGCCATCTTGGCCGAAGCGAGCTGCCAGCCGATGCGCTTCTTCTGGTAGCCCTCCTCCGCCTTGGTGCGCTCCGCCAGCTCCTTCTCGAACCGCTTGCCCTCCTGCATGGCGGAGCGGGCGCGGATGGCGTCAAGGAACTTCTGGTTCTTGTCGCGCTCCTTCTGCTCGGCAGCCAGATTGCTGAACACCGTCTGGGCGTCCGCCATGGCGGACTTGCGGCGCAGCCCGGCGAGCAGCAACTCGTTGCGCTCCTGCGTCTTCTGATCGAGCGCGAAGGTGCCGAGCGCACCCTTCCCGTCCAGCATGGCGGAGCGAGCCTTGACGCCGGCCAGATAGCGCTCGTTGGTGACCTGTTGCTTACTCTTGCTGTTCAACCGGTCCAGCAACGAGACGGAGGCGGAGAGCTGCTGATTGGCTTTCGCCACTTCCCCGGTGTAGGTGCCCCCACTTTCCTGGAGCGCCTTGGCGAGCTTCAGCTCGCGCTCCTTGATGGCCAGCCGGAGCTGGCCCAGCCGGTTGCCGGCCAGGATGTCCTTGTTCTCGAGTGCCGCCTGCTCCAGGGCATTCTTGCCGCCGCGGATGGCGTTGTTCATGAACGCTGAGCGCTGGTTGGCGATCTGACTGAACTGCCCCAGCGGGCTCGTGTTCAGCTGGGCGCCGGCGCCCTTGATGGCAGCGTTGCGCGTGGCGGCATCGAGCCCACCCCGAGACAGCTCACGCAGCGCCTGCTGCGCCAGCCGGGCGTTCTTCGGCAGCTCACCAAGCGCTCTTTCCAGCGTGCTCCGGAGCTTATCGGCGTCACCGATGTTCTGCTGAATGACATCGGTGAGACGGTTAAGTTGCTCAACCGCCTGTTTCGTCGAAAGGGAGAGAGGAAGCTCTAGTCCGCCGGGTTCTACTGCCATCTATTTACCGAACATCAGCCTCATTTGTTGTTGCAATTCATTCTTATTCTGAGGCACCACAACCCCCTCGCGTGGCTTTTCCCCTCCCCCCAACGCCCGACTTACCACAATGCAGAGTGTCTCATATTCCTGTATGGTCTTGATCTGCTCGTACTGCATCCGCATTTTCATCTTGAAGCGGATGTCTTCCCAGGAATTGGACCAGAAAATTTCAGTAAGTCTGGAGGGCACCGTGTCAAATGACCAGCAGATGGATTCAACCTGGGACAGGTTCTCCATCCACTGGGATAGTGCTACAGGGCCTTCAGTTTTTCCTCGTTCTTGTCGCTGATCGCCTTTATGCTCACGGCCTGATTGATAAAAAAATCCAGCACGTGCTCCGAGGCCCAGGCCAGGATCGCAACCACGGCCTGCGGGTCGATATCCATTTCATCCATGGAGCGAGCACCGATGATCTTGCCGACCCTGTTGCGATCCTGAAGCAGCGCGGTCAGGAAGGTGTCACGCATGGTGTGCTCGAAAGGTAGACGGGTCACCGTCTCGGGGTCGCCGACAAGCTTGCAGAGTTCGTTCAGCAGGCCGAACGACATGAACACCTCAAAACCCGCTCCGTCGAGCGTAGTGAAGGTGAAGTTAGAGGACAGTTTCGCCACGCAACATTCCTTGCCAGAAAAGAAAACACGCTCAGGATATGATCCTGAGCGTGCCTAATTGCAAGGTGTTTTCTTCTTATTGATTAAAAGACAGAGTGGATCGCCATCGGACCAGTCGTCACAAAGTCCGAGTAGAAAGTATCGGTGCTAACGAGATCGTACGGAGTAAACTCGTACGGCAGGTTACCAAAATTATCCGAGTTGAATGCGAGGGTGAAGCCGCGAGTGATGCGGAGCTTCGGGATCAGAATAACGATGGGGCGATTGTCCTGGGGAAGGGTCGCAACCACCTTGGCAGAGAAGAACGGCTGCGCCGTCTTCGAACCAACCGCAATACGGTTGATGCGGGAAACCAGCGTGGTGGTGATCGGGTAGGCCAGACCGGTCGGCATCGCCGTGCCGGCGGTCAGGGTCAGCGTCACCTGGTTCGTCGAGAAGACGCCATCGCTGGCCAGCTTGCCGACATGCACCTTATCACCAGCTGCGTCCTGGACCATGACCCAGTCGCCAGCGTCGTACTCAGGATCGACCGTGGCGTTCGCGACAATCGCGGTACCGCCGGTGGTGATCGCGGTCTTCAGCGTCAGCGGCGCCTGCGCATCAGCGCCAGTGGAGCCGTCGAGGCCGAGGCCGTACTTCAGGGTGCGGGCGTTGAACTCGTAGACTTCCATCGAGCAACGGACCGGGTTGCTGGTCAGAACCGAGTACACGATCGTGTTCTGCACGCCCTGCGTCAGCTCGGTGTAAGCCGGCTCGGAAGTGGCCTGGAAATTCTTGACGAGGCCAATGCTGTGCTCATCGGGCGTCAGCTTGTACAGATCGTCCTGAGGACCAATCATAACAGTGGCCGACCCGAGGAGGAATGCGTTCGTTTTGGCTTCACCTGCCATAAGTTATTCTCCGATGGAAATGTTGCTTCGTGCTTGATATATAGGTAAGGGGGTACCACGTACACAATATTGAAAACTGATGCTTTTTGGTGTACCATGAAAGAAGAAGTCGTTAGACACACCGTATATCTGCCGATGTCGCTGCTTATGCAGCTGCAAGCAAGGGCAACCATTAACCGCCGGTCTGTTTCCAAGGAAATCGTCGTCCTCATCGAGGATGGGATCGACTACTCCGTCAAGGCCGACCTTGCTGTTATAGAGGCACAGCGGCGGGGTTTACTAGGAAAGTAGCCTGGACCATCTGGAGCGCCCTGGTCTCTGACCTACTGACCGGGTGGAGCCCAGTGCCATCAGCGACCACCATCCAACCCAGATAGTCCGTGGTTGTCGCATCGTAGTATCCGATGATCTTCTCGGGTTGCAACGCCCGATATAGCTGATCCAAAATCATGTAATGGCGGAACATGTTTATATCGCGGACCGTCATGACACAGAACGCACACGAGACGATGTGAAAACCTTCGTTCACCTCGCAGGAAAACCCAGACAGTCCAAGCAGATCAACGTGCGGCAGCTCATTGATGTTGGGGTGAGAGTCAAGATTGATAAACGCAAGGTCCGTCGATAGCTCCTTCTCGACCGCGACAACGATCTGATCCTGACAGAACTTGATGAGTGAGGACAGGAAATCTTTGACCATTAGGATCTCTGGAGCTGCTTGCTGAGCGACACCGCGCCGCGCCTCTTGACATTACGAATAATGGCGTTCGGGATGGCAACATTCAAGTAAAATGACGCCACTGGCTGTATCAATGGACGGTGCGTGCCCGCATTGAACTTAAAACCCTGCAACTTGTCACCGATTGTATGACCGAACAGCTGACGTTCCATGCGGACATTGGAGTCGAATTTACCGCCGGCAAGGTTGCCCAGATAGGCTCTGATCTTCGGGAACACGCTGAACCGGATCTTGCCCAGCAGAACGCTGAGAGGGACAAAGCTCCCGACCAGTTTGGTTGGTGTCTTGAAGGAGACGTAGGTCTTGACACCGCCGAAAACGGAGATTGCACTCTGCTTCGCCATGAAGCTTTTGAGAGCGCCGGTGTCCTCGAAGAACCGAGAATGTCCCTTGCGCTGGATGGTCTTGAACGAGAGCGGGCGCCACGTAACGCCCTTGTAAGCCTTGTAATCGATCGAGTTGGTGGAACGCACCAGGAGTGAGTTGAGGACGTTGACTTCCCCGCCGGCATAGCTAGTCGGAATGGTGAGGACATAAGGTGAGGCGCCGCGGCTTTCGGTGCCGATCAGCTGGTTGGCGATCAGCGGAAACATCTTCATCGCTTCTTTGTTCGCCGCTGCTTCCAGCTCACGCCGCAGCTTGACGTAGTAGCCGGATTGCAGCTTGACGCTGGCCTGCCCGACCGCTTTGCTCAACACCGACTGGATGAACTTGTTGGCGCTGAACGCGGACTTAGCCGCGACCATTACTGGGTTTCCACAAAGCTCAAGCCGAGCTGCTTGGTAACGCGCACGACGGGACGACCGCCCAGCCAGTCACCCTCCTGGACGAAGGCGCCGGTCATGATGCGCGGGCGCTCCTGAGCGATGTGGGTCATCCGATCCACATCCTCGCGCTTGTCGAACTCGATGACACACCACGGGTTGCCCTGGCTATCCATGGTCACTTCCTTGGTCAACCCGGTGAGGGCATCGGCGGTGGTGGTGGCGCGCAGCCACTCCAGCCGCTCCGTCACCTCGAACACCCGATGGACCCGGTAGATCGTCTCGTTGCCGTAGTCGGCAGCCAGGGAAGAGCCGACCAGATAGCGCTCATTGGCCTGGTTGAGGAAGATGTCACGCACGCGCACGAGACATTGCGGGCGCACACTGAGCAACCGTCTCGCTTCGGCGAAGATGAATGCCGGCGGTTCCCGGTCACCCTCGGGGGTGTCCAGGATGCCGAAGAACTCGAGACCCTCGTCGGTGAGGAACCGGCTCTGGAAGCGGTGGCCGATCGAACCGAGATTAGGCATTGGTGAACGGATCAATCTGGGTGGAGAGCAGGAAAATCTCAGACTGCACCACGGTGGTGCCGGCCAGTATCGCCACGAGAGCGCCGAACCGATCAGCGGTCGCCTGCCTCAGCTTGTCGAGAGTGAGTTTGCTCAGCCGGGCATATTCCTTCTCGCCATTGGTCTCGCTCTGCACGATCCTGAGTTCCAGGGAGGGGAACAGATCCAGCACGGTCTTGTAGAGCACCAGGTCGTTCGCCCGGACCGCGGCGATGCCGCCCGAGGTCAGCGCCGTGCTCAGCACACTGGCGCCAACCAGCTCTGCCAGCTCCAGATATGACTTGGTGAGATCGATCTCGTTGTCGGGCAGCTCCTGGGGGTTCACGCCCAGATAGTCGCGAACGTCCCTAGGCTCGATCCAATGGGGCTGATATTCGGTGAGCCGCACGTGATAACTGCGGGTCCACTGGTTTCCCAGCCGTAGCGCCTTAACGACCAGGGTGCGAACCTCGATCGATGCGGTGATGTCGTTCAGCTCAGCTGGAACCGTCAGGGTCACGGCCGTGGTCAACGAGCTCGTTGTGATCGGAACGTCGATGTAGTCCTCGATGAGGACGCCATCGTTGCCCCGGATGCTGTAGCTGGCGCTGCCGTCATCCGGAACGAACGGGTCCAGTCCATCGGTAAAGGCTACCCTGATGGAAACGTCTTCGCCCGCGAGGCCGTACATTAGCGCGCCTTCGGCTTCCGCGTGGCCTTGCTGGGCTTCTCAACAGTGGTGAAGGTCGCCTTGAACGACTCGATCGCCAGCTCCTCGTCGCCCTCGCTCTCCTCCCAGAACTTGGCGAACTCAGCGTCGGTGGCCTCATCGGGCAGCTCAGCCAGGACCCGCAGTTGGCCGTTGGCGCACTGGACTTCAACAAAGCTGGAACGCTCGATGACCGTGGGGCGCAGACGCTTCACGTCAACGCCATTCGGACCCAGCAAGGAAAAGGCACCGGTGGTCTCTACAAGCAGCATCAATCTCTCCAAAGAAAAGAGCCCGCCCGAAGACGGGCGGGCTCAGGTTACACAACCCATCCAGAAGGATTAGGCGCCGAAGTCGTACACCGAGCGGGTGTCACCGAACACCAGACGGTAGCCAACATTCTCAGTCTTGTAGTAGGTGATCGTCTGGTTGCTGATCGAGGTCTCGCTCTCGTTGATCATCGAGCCCGACTCCACCAGCTCCTCCAGCGTATCCGCCTTCGAGTAGCCAACCAGCTTGTTCGCCGTCATCGTGCTCGACAGGGCGAAGTTGACAGCGCCGGTCAGGAGCGGAGCGCCACCCAGGGCGAAGCCGGCGCGACCAACATTGTCGGCCTCGGCGGTCACGCTGGACGACGTGGGCATCCACAGGAGCAGCCACTGGATGTAGGCATCCCAGTTGCCAACCACCGTGTCGATCGGCAGGCCGAGCTTCGCGCGCGACACCAGCCACATGATCAGAGCGGTGCGGTTGATCGCGCCGTTGGTGGTGCCGGAGACGAAGGACGACTGGTTCACCTCAGGGGCAGCCGCATGAACGCTATCACCGTTGACCAGCAGGCTGGTGGCAACACTCACCTTGCTGATCTCGATCTCGCGCTGCGAGCGGGCAGCGTAGGGGGTGAGCAGGTCGATACGAGCGCGACGGGCGAACTCGTAGGTGGTACGGTAGCCCATACCATGCTTCCAGATCCCCACGGTGTTGCCCGAGGTGCGGATCGACCTAACCGGGATGCGAGCACCCTCGGCAATAGGCTGCGCCACCTTGTAGTCCGCAGCGGCATCGTCAACCACGGTCGAGATCATCTCGACGCCGTTGATCGTGCGCGAGGAGCCGACAAGAGCCGCCGCCTGCTCAATCTGATCCTGACGGTACGCCCACTTGACCATGTCGTCCACAACCTCGGGGAACATGGCGCGGGTGCCGGGGAAGGTCTGGAAGGTCTCAGAAGCCGCCTCCATGACCACGCCGTGCTCGAACTGGTTGCGAGTCGGCAGGTTCAGGTAGGCAAGGCTCGCCTCGAACCCATTGAGGAACTGGCCGTTGTCGACATACTTCTCCTTGGTCTCGGAGAGGCGGGGGTCGATCGCCAGGATGAGGTAATCACGCAGGCCCAGATTGGCCTCGCGGGCTTCAGCAACCAGCTTCATGCCCGCTTCCGCCGACGCGCCGGGGCTGTTGCTCTTCAAAGCGCCGAGGAGAGTCTCAGGCGACTTGCGGTTCTCAGAGATTTGAGTAAGACGGGCCATATTATTTTTCCTTAGACCTTGACAACAATTGCGTAGGTGCCGTCGATCTCCGCGACGAAGTTATCGTTGAGATCGGGGGTGGCGACCGTGGAGACCACGCGGGCCTTCACCTCGCCGGAACCAGCGCCGACCACCGTGCTACCAACCACAACCGCCTCGGCACCGGTGAGACCGGTCTTGACGGGGAGGCGCTGAAGGAACTTCAGCGAGACGGCGCCGACCTTGATGCCCTCCTGCTCACGATCCTCGAACGTCTCCAGACGCCCGATGATACGATCGTTGTCAGCAGCGAGCTTGACGGTGTTGGCAGTGGTACCATCCAGCGAAACAGCCTTGCCAACATCAGCGGCGACGATTGCCGAGTTCAGGAGGAAGGTGAAGTTGAAATCTTCGAGGAAGTAACCACGGAGAGAAACCGGGAAGCCAATGTTAGCCATTTGTATTAACCCTTCTTACTGCGATATGCACTGGCGGTGGTGCTGGTCATGGTGGACTTGAGGTCCGCAGCGGCAACCGCCTTGCCGCCCAGGGGGATGATCGACTTGAGCGCGGCCTGACTGTCCAGAACCACCTTGATGTGGTCGGCGAGGGAAGCCTCGTTCACGAAGGCCACACCGCTCAGGGGGGCGAACACCTGGGCCTGACCCTTGATGAAACCAGTGGCCTCGTTCAGTTGGGCCTTCAGCTCGTCAACCGCGGGGTCCTTGGCACCCTTCAGCGCCTCAACCTCAGCCTGCGCAGCGTCAAGAGCGGCCTGAAGCTCCGTCACCTGAGCCTTCAAGGTGGCCATCTCGTTCTCAGCCAGCTTCAGGGACACCTTGGTGTCCGTAAACTGCACGATCAGGTCGCCAAGCTCAATCGTATCCGCCATTACATTCATTTCCTTGTTGGACAATCTCAGTATCACACTGCACGGGTCGATACCGGAAGCGGCAAGGCGATGGTTGTTGTCGAATACACTGGTAGATTTCGAATGTATTCTGGCCTTTTGAGCCCCACCGGTGTTGACCAGGGACAGTTCGGTCCAGCGGTCCAACCCCACCATAACTCCGTGAGTATTACCAACACCTAATTGGTGTTCGTTCGCGCAAGTTCCAGAGTAAATGTTATCGAAAGTGCTTTCCCCACCGAAAAAATCCCAACCGCAGTCACTGCACAAGAGCTTCTCGGAGAGAATGGACACACTAACCTGGTCCACGGTACCACTATCGATCAGCTCAATTTCATCTGTTGCCGACTTCGGCAGGAAAAAAAGCACCCGGAGTTCCGAAACTCCATTCTTCGTAAACACGTCGCCCGAAAACACGCGCCCTGCGGGCAGGGTGTCGGAGTAGTGCATGACATGCAAGGGCAGGCTTTCCTGATTTACCTGCGCTGCCATCGCTTGCAGCACGTCAACTCCAGCAGTAGCCTTCATGAACAGAGGATGACGCTTACGTAGCGGCATCGTGTTCAGAGCAGTAGCCTCGTAGATCACCAGATCGTCGAGGTTAACATCATCCCCAACGGCAGCCTTCAGTCTGGCAGTTATCTCTGGCGTCTTACTAATCTGCTTCACGGTGTATATTTCATAGTGAATTCTAATAGATCAAGTGGTGTACAGGATGTAAAGTGCGGCGTTCATGCAAGTTTTACCGGTGACCGTGCGGTGCTCGGCATCCCTGTGCGTCTCGGATGGAACACCGGACATTCACCGCGGTCTGACAGCGGGCATTGCAGCTTCTGCAACAGATCAAAGGCACCCTGAAGAGCACTCAATTCCTTCTCAACTTCCCGAAGGATCTTGGTGTTGTGGTTGACTTCACCACGAAGCGCATAGTTTTCGCCTCTCAGCTCTTCACGCTGTCTTTCCGCCATGTCGTAGATGTCGCGAACCGTCTTGTCGCCCAACGCCTCGAGGTCAATCTTGTCCTTCTTACGGGCCACCCGATAGGTGATGAGACCAGCGAAGATGCCACCGATCGTGGTGGCCAGGGTGCCAGCTAGAGCCAACCCGCCCGGAGAAAACAGAAGTTCAATGGACACGTCCAACCTCCCAGGAAATCAACATCAGGGAGGTCATGCTTAACGTGGCGAAGGAGCCGTATTGCCACGGAGCCAGTGCGTCAGGAACCGCGGCGGTGGTGAACGTCAAAAAGCTCCAGAACAGAAGCGCCGTCGCCGTAGCACCGAAGCGCCAGTGACCCCCAAAGCGAAGCGACAGTAGGTGAGCAAGCGCCAGGGATATCAGAGCGGCCGCCCAGACAGGCTGAGGGAGAATGGACAGCAGCATGTCAAAAACAAGACTTGAGTTACGCTCCATCAAGCCAGGGGTCACCGCCAAGCCGAGCCCCATGGCCAGCGATATGACCCCGAGGCAACACTCGAACGCAGGGACGCAAAGAATCGCCATCCGGCACAACCGGCACGGCCGCGGGCTGTTGCCCAGGTTCCAGACCGAAAGCAGCGGTCGGAACGTGAAGGCAATCGCCGTTCCACCAGCGAGGGACAACAACAATACATACCAGATCATGTGCTCTCAAACCTTGACCGAGCCCGCCAGAATGCAATAGCCGTCAAGATCGAGACCAGAGCCATGATGGTGACGATTAACGCGAGGAGATAATATGACCAGGTGCCCACGAACATAGAGAGCACCATTGCGAAGTGTGCCAGCCCACAGGCGACCACGAATATTTGGATCAACCGTGTGCGAGAGCGGGTCACGCCCAGCTGCTTGGACGCCAACTGAGTCAGCGACATGGGAATAACCAGATAGGCGATGCCTGTCAGCACGTGGCCAATGGCCAGCACCCAAACGAGTGCTGGATCGGCGTAGAGACACATAACGTGCGGTGCAAGATCAGCTATGTGGTTCATCATTAAGCCAGTATGTAGTGGCGGTTCAATCTAAACCAAGGGTTATAATCAAACGTCTATTGAGCTGCGTGAAGGTGGTCACTTGTTTTCCTTGAGCATCAAAGCGGGGAGACACCAACCACGCCGGCCGAGAACGTCACGGTGGCGCCGAGCCGGTTGACGAACATGACGGTGCCGGCATTGGTCGTGCTGACCAGGAACTCGCCGGCCGAGCCGCTGGCGCTGCTGATCGTGCCGGTGAGCAGGTTGAAGTCCGCATGCTCCGAGATTGCCCCGATGGACGGCGTGCCCACCGTCTTGCAGGCAACAACCGCCTGCCGGATTGTCCCGGCATGCACGGCCACCAGCAAAGTGAAGTAGTCGACCGGAGGGCGGAAGATCACCGTGGCGTTGTTGGCGACCGATCGAGTGATGTAGGTGTTGCTTTCGATCAGCCTGCCATTGCTCTGACAGCCGATCTGGAAACGGGTCGAGCGCGCGACGTTCTCCAGCGGCTCGACATGTCCGCTCGGCCAAATGGTGAAGTCTTCGAGGAAGTCGGTGCCGTTGTGTGCCGTGAACTCAACTGCGTACTTGCCATAGGCGACCGACTGGCCACTGTCGGCGCGAACGACATAGCCGGTGATACCCGTGCCGGCGACTAGGCAGCTTGCCCGGATCTTGAGTGGGCCGTGCATGTGGTTATGCCGGCTGGGCGAGGCGTTGGTGTTGTAGCCGCCGTAGAACTCGTGATTGACCCAATGCCGCAGCTCGTACATGTCGGCATTGATCTTCAGATCGCAGAAGCGGGCCGTGCCGCGCCAGACATCATGTCGGCCTGTCGAATTGCGCACGCGGACATTGCCGACCACGCCATAGGCGGCATTCGAGCAGATCGGCGCGAAGCCGTCCGTGACCGTTGTTGGCTTGCCGCAATCGATCAGATTGACATTGCTCAGCGAGATTTCGGAAACGGTGCCCTCGGCTACCGGATCGGCCGAGAACTCACCCCAGAGCAGCAGACCAGCCCACTCCGAGCCTTGCACCACCACGTTGGAGATCAGGCAGCCATTGGTGTAGGCGTCGTTGCTGGTGCCGCCCTCATAGGTGATGCCAATATCGGCATTCTCGATGAACAGCCCATCAACGATGTTGCGCCGCGGGCCGCTCTGGAGCGAGACGCCCTTGCCGCCGCCGCGACCGATGTCCGAGACGCTCGACAGCAGCGCCGCGAGATGCGCGCCACCGTGTCGGACATTGCAGATCTTCAGCCCGCCGCCGATGAACAGGCGATAGCCGGCGCCGCCAAGATCGGAGCGACCCGAGGCGCCGATCGCGTTGCAGTTGCCGATGAAGTTGGCGTCCAGCGTGCCATGGCCGAACACGGCGACATCGACATCGGAGCGGATGCGGACCAGTCCGCCCTCGTCATCGTCGTTCGCCGCGATCAGGTTGCCCTCGACCTGCAAGGACACGTAGTCCTCCAGGTCGATCTGCACGTCGGCCAGGAGCGTGAACCCGGCGGGCAGCAACAGGAGCTGCTTCTCTTGCCGCGCCGTGGCGCGCGCCGTTGCCCAGTCGATCATGTCCTGGATGGCACCGCTGGCGCAAGGGCCAACCAGCACATCACCAGCCGTGACCGTGGTGAAGGCAGCGGCACTCAACTCGACCGTCGTGGCGTTAGTGACGCTAGCGATCGTCGCCGCATGCGTGGTGGCGCCACCGACGCTGAATGTGAAGCTGCGCCCCGCCCCGGCGATCGTCACCCGCTTGCCGACATCAGCCGACGTGAACGAGGCGCCCGTGACGACAAGCGTCGCATCGGCAGCCGTGATCGCACCCGCCGCCGCGAACTTTTGAACGGCGGCCAGCTCCTCGTAATCGAACGGGGTCACCGCGTAGTCGGTGAGCTTGTCGGCCAAGGTGCGAGCACGGGGACGCCCCAAGGCTTCATCAGCCGCAAGAGTTAACCCCCCGCCCAGCGTCTCCCGATTAACCTTCCCACTACCACGGGTGCGGCTATCGAAGCTGATCAGAGCGTCAGAGGGCAGATCATCGTATTCGAGACCGGCGGTTTCTCTGTTGAGCTGAACGAAGGTGGTCACTTGTTTTCCTCTCGTTAAGCCGCCAGGGCGCCGGTCGATTTGAACACAGGCGGGCTCCAGCTGACCGCCAACCCCGACCCGCTGGCCGTGGTGGCAACGGCAAGGGTGACGGTGCTGCCCGAGATCGCCACGATTTTGCGCGCGGTCGCGTCGCCGCTAATCAGAAGGTATTGGCCCTTGCGCAGCAGAGTCGTGCTGCTGACCGATGTCAGGCTGGTGCTGGCCGCGGCTGTGGCTGTGATCGCCAGCGTGCCGACCGTGCCGGGCTCCGTGCAGATCGACTTCCAGTTCGATCCAGCGCTGGGCTCGGCCAGCTGGATCTCCTCGCCGCGCTCAAAGCTCAGCGCGGTTGCGGTCGGCGTCAAGGAAGACACGAGCCCCTTGGTCGAGGCGCCGATATTAATGTTCTTGGTGTTGGCGCTGTTCGAGCTGAAATACTGCGGTCCCACAACTGTCCGCGTACCAGCCTCATTGAGGCCATAGCGATGCCGGCGCGAGCCGCTGTCCGTGCCGGAGAAGAAATTGCCGACGATGATATTCTCGACACCGGTGTTGCGAATGCCGTCATAGGTCGCGACACTGTCGCCAGAGTTCTGGCCGATCAGGTTGCCGGTCACGATGTTGCGCAAGCTGGCGGTGGCCAAGTCGATACCGTCGCGCTCCATGCCGGTGATGTTGTTGCCTTGGATCAGGCAGTTCGCGCACTCGACATAGATGCCCTTGCCGTTGGTGTCCTGGTCGAACCCAGTGATCGTGTTGTTCTGGCAGGAGCCGCCGCTGTCCTCGCCCGATGCCGCGGCCAGGAGATTGATCACCCCCATGTACGAGTCGGCCGAGTGCCCCCCCTCGCAATTGTAGATGTTGTTCTCGCTGATACGGCTGCGCTTAGTGGTGCCAACGTAGAACCTGACGACCTGATCGGCCTGGTTCTGCTGCACCTGATGACCATAGTCGTAGGTGCCGCTATCCGTGCCGGGGTCGATCCAGATGCACGAGGCGATGCTGTCCTCTGACTTGATCGAATAGGTGGTCGTCGCATCCGGCGTGACCGTCCAGGCATCCTTGACCGTCGCTACCTTGGTCGTCGCGTTGTTCGCGGTGATGACACCCACCTGACCCGAACCAGTTCCGCCGGTCAGCGTGATGATCCGGCCCTTGTAGAGGTCCGTCGTGCCAGCGTTGTCTGAAGCCAAAGTGATCGTGCTGGCAGCACCAGCTTGTGCGGTGCCAGTGACCGCCGTCACGTGCAGGCCGCCGCCGGAGCTGTGGAAGCGGTTGCTGTAGATCCGCTCGCCGCGCTGCGTGTCAGAATTGCCAGCGTTCGCGGAGGTGGCCGCGGGCTCGACATAGACACCCTGCACGCACCCCGCATGGATGTTCCACGAGTATTCCCAATTGCGGGCGCGGACATCCAAGGAGCGATAGAGCCCGAAAAACGCGCAGCGGCTGATCCAGCCGTCCCAGTCGGCGTTGTCGTTTGTGCGGCGGATCTTGACGCCGATGCAGGTGCCACCTTGGCCAGCGTTGAAGATGTCGCCGTCGCCGTAGAGCTGCATGCCCCAGAGTGAGAAGTTCTTGTACTCGGAAAAGATCAGGTTTTTGCCGGCTTCGACGCAACGTAGCTGTGGCAGCCGGAACCCCTGCTCACCAATCAAGGTGATGTCGGCGCGCGGGATAACGAGGCAGTTGCCGTCATTGTCGTCATCTGAGATCGAATAGAAATACTTCGGCCAGGAAACGAGGTTGTTGGCGGCTGGCGGCGGAAAGTACAGCGAGCCATATTGTGGAACCTGATCGAGTGCCGCCTGAATGCCAGCTGTGCTGTCGTTTGCGCCGGTCTCGTCAACATCGAAGTCGCGGATATCGACCCGCATCCCGCCGGCCGATATCTTGTCCAAGATGGATCGAGAGATCTGCCCCGTAGCCGCATCGGCAGAGATCGACAGCGCCGTTGAGCTTAAATCAACCGGTGAGGGGAAGGAGATACGCTTGCCCATTACTTGCCCCAGATCACGGTCAGGTCGGGGCTGGTGGCACCGGTCAGGCTCAGAGCAATGGCGCTGTAGGAGAGAATATCCACGGAGTAGACACGATCCACGTCGAGATCGTCAGCACCATTGATGGTGATCCAGTGGGCATCCGTGGCCAGAACGGGGGTCTCTTCGTAGCTCACCTGTAGGGCGATGGTGCCGCTGCCCGCCGTGCCCTTAATAGCCACGTCGAAACTGTCACGCACCGAAGGCTTCGCATTGGAGCGAAGAAGGACGCGACCATTGTCCTCCAGGGTGGATTCATTGAAATTGGTGGAGGTGGCCATAACTATTTCACCTTCTTCTTGACATTATTAGATTTGGCGGACTTGGACCCAGGCGAGGCCACGGAGCGACCTAGAGGATCTGAATTGGGGGACACACCTTCGGCATCAACTGAAGCAGTTTGAGGCGCCATGAACCCGGTGCCCGACAGCTCGGGTGCATCCGGAAGCGGCAGCCTGCCGTACATCTCGAGGCTGTACTCGATGTCGCTGATGATGCCGAGGCTCAGGTCCTGCAACAGGCGCGCGGAGCGCATGACGAGCTGGCTCTCCAGCTCCGTCTCCGGTCGCAGTTCCACCGGTCGGTAGTACACCTCACAGGTGCCCTGGAAACCGTTCAGCTGGAGCAGCAGGCTCAGCATCCCGGACCAAATGTCGGCGATCGGGAAGTTGATGCTGTCGGCGTTCATGCAGGCGATGCGGGCCTCAACACTTGCCGTGTTCACACCGCTGTCGCCACGACCGATCGTGGTGGCCAGCACCTTCAGACCAGCCTGGTTCTGTCCGTTGAGCACGTCGATGACGCTGTCGATGTTCAGCGCAGCGCCCGGGCTCTTCTCGTTGAGGATGGACACCTCGACGGAGTCGGTGTGGATGTACGCTTGGTCCGGTCGGATCGACCCGAAGCTGCTCTGGATTTCCGCCATGCGGGCATTGACCCACTCGCGGGTCTTCGAGCTGTCCAGCTTTATGTCGGAGGGCACCGACTTTTGCAGGATCTCCTCGACAACCTTGATGTCCGTGCGGGGGAATCCGGTGATCCGCATGATTCGGTACAGGTCGTTGATGACCTGTTGGCGCGCAGCCAGTGTGTTGATCGCTGCAACGAACGGCGAGTACGTGTAGACCGAGGTGGGGTCGCGACGATAGAAGGAAACGAAGAAGGTCGGGATGTCCAGGTTAATCTTATCGTTCGATCCCTTCACCACCTGAAGCGGCTTGTACTGGCCCGGGTTCTTCTCCACCCATTCCAGGCTGGCCGGGTCGACCTGACGCACCTCAGAAGGAACACCCTGCTTGTTGAACACCAGCTCGGCAGCGATCATGCCTCGCATGAGCAGCATGGTCCGCATGTCGGCGTCGATGGACTCCCGGCTCTGCTTGAGCTGGAAGCCCAGGGAGTAGTCGAGCCGGTTGGTCAAAACGCGGATGTAGTCATAGGCCAGCTTGGTGGCGTCGGCGTCGATGACGCCCTGGAAATCACGCGCCAGGATGACCGGCTCGGTGTTGGCAAGGGTGAGATACGAATGAAAAGCGGCGGAAACGTCGGGGTCCGTCTTCATCAACTGCTTGATGAGTGCCCGACTGTCTTCCGCCGCACGTGAATCAAAAATATCAACAAGATGTTCACGGTATAATGGTGCCGTTACGATACCAGTCGTGCTTCCCCGGTCGTACGTCCCTGTATAACCAGTGCCGCCGCTCTTGTTTGTCTTTTTCGGAGCTATGAAATTCAGGAAATTTTGCAGCGCCATCCGATTTTTCGTTGAATGTATGATGCTGTCATGTAAGTTGAACCGCGTCGGTTACAAGTGGAAGAGACCCCTGTTCTGACGCTTCAAGGCTATGATACCGTCCGGAATTGTCGTGACCTGCGCTCCACCGAAACCGACAGTGGTTCTGACGTCCTCGCCATTGAGTTCGTCGATCGCTCCCTTCAGCCGAATGGCGAACAGGTAGAAGGAAATCGCGTGGAAGTAGTGGTCGCCACCGGTCAGTTTCTTCCATACCGCGGGTTTCTCCGGCGTCTCATCCCGGATGAGGTCTCTTAGATGGTCGATCACCGTCCGGCGCTGCTCGCGGTAGCCTTCCATGCGCAGCGCACGCTTCCGGATGATCTTGCTGACCTGATCCAGGACCTGGGTGCGGTTGCATTGGACGTGGGTGATCGATTCGTACTCGTCCTTGACGAACGAGAGCGGGGCCACGCCACGATATTCGACCGGCATGACGCGCCCGTTGGAGAGATGACGCAGATTGTCGGCGTCGTTGGTGTAAGGATGACGGTCCACCGTGCCCATGACCACCCGGTACTGGCGCAGGAACTGATCGACGCGGGCCTCGAGATCGGCGATCTGACACGTCTCCATGAGGAAGATCCCCTTGCCAGGGGTGCCCAGCACGATGTGACAGGTGAGACCAACGTCAATCCCGATGAAAACCGGGTCGTCCGAGCTGATTTCCGGCTGCGCCGGGGCGCCCATGCAGGCGATGATGTCCTCCTCGCTCAGCCGGATGTTCGAATCGGTGTAGGACTCGCCCAAAACGGTGTTGTACCAGCTGCGAAGGTTGTCCTGGTCCTTCGCTTTGAGCAAACGCCCGAAAATGTACGGGATGGTGAGCCGGTGGGTCGAAAATGGCCGCACCCGATAGCCCCGCTTGAGAATTCGGGACGGATAGGCAGCCACCCACTCCCTTTTTGACGGGTCCGTCAGGTCCAGCGGGCTCCGGCACTTCTCACAGCACACATAGGCGTTGAGAAGGTCGGTTTTCTCCATGATTTCGGCATCGACGGTCGAAAAATCCTCCAGATCGTGCGGTAGACCCTCGATTTGGATGAATTTCGGCATGAAAAGGGGCACTTGCCGCAGGTTGCAGGCGTCGCAGCGGACAAAATATTCCCGCTGGTCGCTGCTCTCATATTCCCGATCGATCCCGACGCCGGTGAACGTCGGCGTGCTGAACGCCTGTGTCATCTTCAGATCGGAGTTCTGAAGCCGGGACTGGAACAGGGCGATCATCTTTTCGTCGGACAGGTCCAGCTCGTCGTGGAACAGGATGTCCAGCGGCAGCGAGGTGGCGTCCTTTTCCGTGCAGCCGGTGATGTAGAGGAAGCTCTGACCGATCTGGACCACGCCCACGGTGCGCACCGCCCCTTGATCGCTGTCCAGGTTGAACACGCGGTCCTGCTCGAGGATCGGACGGAACCGGGTCTGGCTCATCCGCTTGAACATCTCCTCGAACGGCAGTGAGAACAACGCGTTGACGCCGCTGGAGCGCTTGAGCAGGCCCAGAATTTTCCGGATCTGGACTTCGGACAGGCCGACCTGGGAGCATTTGATGCAGGCCAGGTCCGGGTGCATGTCGTCGACGATCGCTTGCTGGAACTCATAGCCCCGATACGAGAAGGGGCGCCCCTTCATGGTCGTGTTTTTGGCCACCCATTGGGACATCGAGATAGTCTCGCGGTCCTCCACGTACCGGTTCTGCATTTCGGTGAGGAGATTCGAAATCAAAAGGTTCATGACACTATCCTCGACGGACGACCATTGGCATCCCCAGGATTTCGACCATCTATGTGGAAAGGAGAACGCATTACGTGGCTTACTACCCCGATGTGAAGGATGATTACTTCATCCCTCTAATGACCATAATGATGAGCTACAGGAAAGATCCTGACTACCTAGGTAGGGATTGTCCCTACTCGGCACAAGCTATTTCGTTCTTGACTAGCCTCGCCAGCGGAGAAACCGGCGGAATGGTCGAGGAATACTTGGGACACCGTCTCGACAAATGGTCAGCGGTGGAGCGGGAGAGCCTGGCTCTCTATGAGGAACTCAGACAGGTGGGAGACGCACTCGACGGAGACGATACAACCGCGGCCTTGCAGACGATCAAGACGAAGACCCAGTTGCTCGACAAGCTGTCCCAGATCGGCGAACGCGCCAAGTGGATGAAGCAGCTTCACACGTTCAACACCATCGTGCTCAACGCGATGGAAACGCACATGAGCCCGGACCAGCGGTCCGACATCATGGCCAAGCTCCGTAACACACTCACACAAGGTGAAGACATTTGACTATCTTCGGTACCTATGCCCCCTTCTACTGGGCGAAGAATCTCCCCGTCATCCCCCTCACCACGCCCACCAGCGGTGGTGCCGGTGCTGGCAAGCGTCCCGTCCACAGCGAGTGGTCGCGGTTCCAGAACGAACCGGTGTCGCCCGACGAAATGCGCCTCTGGGTTGAACAGTTCCCGGACCACAATCTCGGGCTGGTGCTAGGTCCACAGTCCGGTGTGTGCGTGGTCGACATCGACACCTACGACACCCACGTCCAGGACATCATCAAGCAGGCCCTGCCGCTGTCGCCCTGGGTTCGGGTGGGACGCAAGGGCGCCGTGTTCGCCTACCGCTACAACGGCGTCGCCTCGTTCCAGATCAAGGATCACGAGCGCAAGGTGATCGTCGAGTTCCTGAGCGCCGGTCGACAGGTCGTGCTGCCGCCGTCGATCCATCCTGACACCCGTCAGCCCTACATGTCCAACAGCAACCTGTGGGATGTGATCGATCACTTGCCGGAGCTGAGCCCGCACGTCGAGGACATCCTCCGACAGGCGCTGCTTGCCAAAAACGTCCAGTTGTCCACGTCCGGCCTCGTGAAGCTGACCGAGTTTGTGCCCGAAGGCGCGCGCGACACGGAGATGGTTCGCCATGCCGGACTCTGGGCTGGGACAGTTTGTCGCGGGGAGCGCACACTGCTCGAAGCCCTGGGCGAAATGGAGCACTGGTGCAAGACCTACGTGCAGTCCGTCGCCGGGGATGAGATTGATTTCCGCAAGGGTCAGCAGCGGATCATCCAGTACCTGACCATGGATGTGACCGGTCGGGCGAGGAAGCCTCTACCACGTGGTTGGGACAAGGGACTCACCGATCAGGATAAGCTAGACCTTGGTTTGATCTTCGACGAGACCCACGTCGAGTGGAGTCTGGAGGAGATGATCTCGTACCTCCAAAAGAAGTTCGAGGCCCACAGCAACGACGCCCAGGAGCGGGCGGAGGCTGTGAATTTCGTCCTAGAGCGACTTGCCCGGTCGAGAAGCATTGACAATCTTGCAACCGACAGGCTACTAAACTGGATCAGCAGCCAGTCGCGTTTGAACATGACGTTCTCCAGCCTAAAAACCAGCCTCCGCGAACGGCGGCAGGGAGATTTGCAGGGAAACAACCACGCTGAGTTGGCAGACGCGCTTCTCGATAAGCTGAAGGAACGCAACCACAAGGCGATCACGCCTCGTCATGACGAGGACGGGTTTTGGGAGTGGAACGGCGCCCACTGGACGCAAATCCAGGATTCCACCATGCACACCATTGTGGCCGAGGAGTTCGGTCACATGCAGGCGGCACGGCGTTACGCTGACCACACCGGTATCGTGAAGGTCTTGAAGGACCGGTTGACGCAGCCTCTGATCAAGAACACGCAAGGCGGGATCAACTTTGCCAATGGATATCTGACCACCGAGCTAGAACTGAAGCCGCATGATCCGGACTTCGGCGCGATTTACAATATGCCGTACCGGTGGATCGCCGACCATGACGAGGAGCACTGCCCAAAATTCATGAAGTTCCTCCACCAGATCTGGGGGCACGACGAGGACTACGAGGAGAAGAAGCAGGCATTGCGGGAAGCGATGGCCCTCACCCTGTTCGGGAAGGCCACCAGGTATTCCCGGGCGTTCGTCCTCTACGGGTCCTCGCACGCTGGCAAAAGCGAGCTGCTGAACATCATCACCGGCCTGATGCCGGAGAATTGCAGCGCGTCGGTACCGCCGACCAAGTGGGACGACAAGTTCGCGCCGGCGCAGATGAACAAGAAGCTGCTGAACAGCGCAGGAGAACTGAGCAACACGAAACTGATCGACGGCGAGATGTTCAAGCTGATCGTCGAGGGCGCCGAGATTATGGCGCAGCACAAGGGGCAGCAGCTGTTCCGCTTCCGCCCGATGTGCGCTCAGTGGTTCAGCACCAACTACCTGCCGAAGAGCAAGGATACCAGTGGGGGGTTCCTGCGTCGCTGGCTGATCTTCCAGTTCACCAAGACGGTCGAGGAAAAAGACCGGGTAATGGACCTGAACAAGATCATTCTCGAGGAGGAGCGTGAGGCGATTTGCGCCTGGGCTTGTAAGGCGATCTTAACCATCGAGGCCCGCCGCGGGTTTGCGCTGCCGAAGAGTCACCATATGCTGTTGCAGAACAGCGCTGAGCAGATGAACACGGTTCGGTTCTTCCTGCGCTCGTCGGGCATGGTTCGGTTCTCGCCCCACATCGAGGTGGAGCCCGTGCCGAGCCACGAGTTGATGACCGCCTATCAGACCTTCACCCTGGGCACCCTTGGGGGCCATCCGGTGAAGATGCAGGAGTTTGATATCCGGATGATGGAGCTAGCCTCCGAGTTCGGGTTCAAGATGAAGGTAGTGAACACCGACCGCGGGGAGCAATATTTTGAATATTCCGGTATCATATTGGGGGACAGACGTGGAACTTCTCGTAAAAGAGCTTGATGATTTCGTGGCGGAGCAATTAGGCACCCACAAGGAAGGCATCGTTGCCAGGGTGTTGCTGGATAAGGCGTTTGACCTTGCCCTGATCATCAACGGCGATGGCAACACTGCCCTCGCCGCGCTGCTCTCGGAAGTGTCGAACTTGGCAATGGTCAGTGGATTAAGGGAGATGAAGTTTCGTGGACAAAGACCGAATTAAAGAACTGGAACAGCGCATTATTCGATTAGAGCGTCTGCTCAACGTTCGCCAGCCGGAGAAGCCCGGTAAGTGTTTGCAGTGTGGCTATGACATTAATCGACCATGGAGGTGCTCTCGTGCAGATTGTATCCGGCTCTTTAAGTAGACAACAAGAGACCGCTTTGGTTGCCGAGTTTCTCGGCGGGGTGGTCGAGGCGCAGGGGAACGGACTGTACAAGATCCGTTTCCCCTCTGAGGGGGACGAGTATTGGTTGCCTCCCTACACCACCGCGCTGTGGCGACGTCTGGTCTACGTGGCGCTGATGCAAGAATAAGTTACCCACAGGCAAAACGAAAAAATTGGCCGCGCAAAAAATGGGGGATGATAAGCGGCCTAACCCCTTGCTACAGCATAGAAAATCATCCCCCCCTTCTACAACACCTGCCCTCTAACCACGGTTATAGTGATCATAGTTAGTAGATGAGCTACTAACGAGGTGGTAGAGGAGTGCTTAAGGTAAGCAGTCAAGGTATAGTCACATCTTCCTAGCTCAAGCCTAGCTTGGACCAAGAGGAGAACTGTGACCAACGCCTACCTGCTTAAGTTAAGCAAATCACAAGGAATTCTAAGATGCCCGAGATTGCGATGGTCCACTCGATCGACAACGTGAAGATCGAAAAGTTCTTCGTGGCGTACGCCACCAAGGCCAACAACGTGATGTACAACGCAGTTGCCAATGCCACTGCGGCGATCCTCAACATGACACCCAAGAAGCTCAAGATCCTGAGGGAGAACCTGGTCTACAAGCATGGCGCGCCGAAAGGCACGATCGATCACGCGTTCGCGATCGCGAAGAACCTGGCTCCTCTGTGCGAGCAGGGTGCCAAGGATGCGTCTAACCATGAGGACGCTATTCGCTCGATCATGACGTACCTGTGCCAGCGCAAGGGTGACGTGCTGCTGACGTCGGGCAAGATCGAGCGTGGCGAGGAAAGCCTGTCCTGGGCCAGCCTCAAGGCGGACCTGTCCCCGGACAGCAACAAGGGCAAGGCTGCTGCTGATCCCAAGCCGGGCGAGGTGGTCGAGGTCGAGGTCCCTGCAACCGAGACACCCGCATCCGACGTCCCCTTCGTTCCGGTCACGGCACTGGAGGCCATCCTCGCCTCCCTGCCTTCGCTGTCGACCGAGGATCTCAACATCCTCCTGGATGAGGTGTCCCGTGCGGTGCTGGCTAGGGACAGCCACGTCCTGGCCGCAGCCGCTTAACTTAAGCAAACCTCTACCAAGGGGGCGGCCGATGCAGCCGCCCCCACCTGGAGCCCTCGCCGTGCCTAACTTCCCCTTGACCACGATCGCAGCCTACTTGGCCTTGGGCGTTCTCCTGCTGACCACCTTCGTCAGCGTGCCGGACTTCCCAAAACTCCTAGGGGCCGCGCTAACCGGAATTTGGACCGTTGGCGCAACCTTGATTTTTTGGGGAAATTCCCAATGAACACGTTCGATCAGATAGCAGCGGTCGCACATGCCAGATGCGACAACGAACTTTCCCTGACCCTGGCAGCGCTCGCCAAGAACCGAGACGAGCGCATCCTGGCCATTGACGCGGTGACACAATCGCACATGGCACGTGCGATCAAGATCATGGAAGCCGGTGGCTTCACCCAGCAACAGATCGCCACCCTGTTCTACGGGCTGGCGGACAAATATGCGGTGCACTGATGACCACACTTGATGAGCTGTTTGACTATTGGTGCGAATGGAACCGTACCGACAAGGTGGAGCGGTTCGGTCAATATGTGATCAACCGGTGGGGGCTCGAGATGGGCGAATACCCACGCATCTACTACCAGGAGAACCCGATTGCCGCCTTCCACATGCTCTGTGATGTCGTTCAGGGCATTTACCGCCCTTAGACATGTGCGGACGCGTCCGCGGTCTTTGGGTTGGCCGCTGGAACGTGGTACCACTAAGCTGGAGTAATGTGATGCACGCTGTCGAATATGTGGTCTACAACTGCATAAACCATATGTGGGGTGAACATGTGTTCGACCACTATTACAACGAGTCCGCGTTCTACGACTTTCGGCCCTCTGAGTGCTACTGGATCGTATCCGGTCCATTCCCCTGGCTTAAGAGCCACCTGTACTAGGGCGGAGCTATGTCCGCCTTCCAACCGCTTAACTTAAGCAACGGAGCGTGTGATGTCAGACCCGCAGTTGTGGCAACGGAGCGAGCATCCGTTGCATGTGAGCAGCATCCAGCGAAAGGAGGCATGGCAAGAGGAAATTCGAAAGCTGACCGTCAATTCGCTTGCAACGGCACAACGTCGGGCCGAGCATAAGCGTCGTGGTGGTCGCACTCTCTATCCAACCATGGGAAGTTGAAATGACCAACAGGCAAATCGTTACCTGGTCGATTGTGGCCAGTGCATTTATGGCTCTATCGTATCTCGCAGCCTTTCTGTCATTCGTGGCATTGGTCACATGGGTGGTCAAGCGCGTCTGGCTAGGAGTATGAACATGCCTATCAAACCATGGGAAGTTGAAATGCGCCTTCCAAGACTAGGTTCCAAGTCCGTCCTAGCCCTGTATTTATTGGGGGCTGTGAGTATCACTCTAGCCTACCTCGCAACCATTCTGTCAATCGTGGCCTTGATCGCATGGGTGATCGCACGGGTGGTCAAGCTCGTTTGGCTAGGAGTATGAACATGCCTATCAAACCGGGTGATGAGTTTATGGGCGATTGATCGATAAGCTTGCCCTATCGAAACAAAGAAATCTCATAGGAGAATACGATGTCGACCAAGAAAAGCACCGATTTCTACGGTGACTGAATAAGAAACCGTGACTGCGTCGAGAAATTCGGGGCTCCACCCTAAAAAACATAACACAAGGAGTCCGAGAAGATGAGCAACACCGTCAAAAGAACCAAGACTGACAATGAATTCTATCCCCGTCGTACCAGGGCAGAGGCAGCTAAAGTAATCGCGAAGATGCGAACTGACGGAAAGCGGTTCCTTCGCGTGGAGCTGCGCCAGTTCAACTAGTTACCCCTGAGCCCGTCCCATGATGGGACGGGCTCCCACCCTAAGGAGTGAGTTATGTTCTGGCTTTACGTCGGCATGGTCTACGCCGCCTTGTTGGTGGCAATAGTCCATTTTGTTCATCAAGCGACCTACGGGGAGCCCGACGAATGATTATGTACATCGCGGAGTTCATCACAGCCACTGTCATGACGATCGTAGCTGTTGGGATGATGACAGCAGCCGTGCTGCCGCCGATCATGTACTGGTTTGGAAACTGATCCGGCAGGATTCCCTGCGGGATAACCGAGGGGAGTTCTGCCATGGAAGTTATCGGACTGGCTGCATGGATTGTTGCGGCGATCATCCTGTTTGTCGTAGGAGGTTATCTCCTGGTGTATCTCATCGTGATCGTCGCCATGCCTTTCGTCGCCATTTGGACAGGAATTCAGTGGGCCGTGAAGAGGTACAAGGGTAGGACTGAAAATGGACAACCTCGACGACCAGCTGCAAACCGTCAGCCGTGAGCTGATTGCGCAGTCTGCCTTAACCCTCGAGCTGCTGAACATCATCAGGTGGTGTCAGCCCAAGCTGGCAGCAGAGGACAATCTCACCATCGCTCGGGGGCTCACCCGAGCTGTGCAGACGACCGCTCTGCTGAAGCAGCCAGCGGCGAGCCTGTCGGTTCACTAGCTCTAGATCCCCATCGTCTACAGGACAGGACGCCTCCCCTCTCGGGGTGGAAACGTTGGTTCGAATCCAGCTGGGGATGCCACCATCAAGTGTGAGGGGTGTGTCATGAGTCTCTATGCCGAAGCCATCGCCATCTTTGGTGAACTGGATAAGGAATTCAATCCATATTCAGATGAGTTCAGGCAGAGCGTGTTCCACGAGTGGAGCAGTGATCGGGATTTGAACTCATGGATGTTGGCTGTCTTTCCCCGTGATTATGACGACATCGACCCTTACGTGGTCCCCATCACCACAGAGCTTCTGGACCGGCTTCAGCTGGCAATTCGGAAGCCAGTGGGGGCCGAGGACAACTGGACAGGTGATGAGTGGCGTTCAGCGGAGACCCTCAAATTCATTGAGGCAGCTCGTGTTGCCCTGAACTCGGGCAGGAACGTATACTACATCGCAAGCTGGTAGTTCCATGCTTAGTCAACTCCTGAGCTGGGCTCACCATCGTTACTGCGTGAGCTACTGGAGCCACGTGATAGCGACCAACAAGATGTACAACCTGATTGAGATGTGAAATGAAAGTAGCTGAGTTGATCGAGATCCTCACGACGCTCGACCCCAAGCTGGAGGTGCGTATCGCATCATCCAGCGAGGAGGAGATCGTTGAATTCGTCGAAGTTGAGACAAGGGCATATATCCGCCCCGGAGTGCCGCTTGGTATTGACAGCTTTGTTGACAAGCGGAACTGGATGACGAAGGACGTTGTTATTCTTTCCTAACGAGGTGTGAAATGCCAACCAAACAATGGGTTGTCTGTGTAGAACGTCGGAACAATGAGAGGGTCTACAAAGGGTTCTGGAGTCTGGAAGAGGCCTACGAAGCCGTCGTGCGGACGGCTCGAGTCTGGAGGCTGTCTCGAAAACCACGCATTTTTTACGGCTATCTGGACGACCGCTGCTGGTAATGGAGTGTGAGATGCCAAGCCTTTCCACGGACGCAAAGTTCGACAAGCTCATGGCCAACGGAATGGCCGCGGCTTTGGACTGGGACAATGAGTCCCGTGAGTCCTACCTAGGTGGACTTGCTCGTGAGGACCTAGTGTTGGAGCGCTGTGTCAAGCGCCGCTTCAAGCCACTACCTCATAATCCCTTCGCTCGGAAACAGCTTAACGTTAAGCGCATCCAGTACCAGCGAGTTGCTGGCGAGAAGGACGTCTACGGCATCTATCATGATGGCAAGTTTCTGCTCAAGGTACGAGCGAGCCAGCTGAGTAAGCGGGTGATCGTACAGATGCTGAAGGAGTACGGCTTCGATGTATAAAGACGTAGCCGAGGTTCTTGAAGGTGCATTTCTCTGGGCTGAGAGCCGTCAGGGTATGGATTTCTGGCTAGCAGTGTGGGAGGCGTTTAATGCGTTGGATGACCTGGACGTCATCGGTGACTTCATCCTGAGGGCAGCGAACACTTATTCGTGGGACGACGACATCACCACCGAATACAAGGGTCAACCAGTCTTTACGGACCTTTTCAACCATCCAGAGGGAGCACACCACTGGTGGTATGTGTCCTTCGTCAGCGCTTTCAGGTACCCCGAAAAGTTTGACCGGTACATTGACGACATGATCCAGGAGCTGTCTGAAGGAGTGTGGCTGTGACGTATGATTATAAGGACGTCGCAAACTCCCTTGCCGAGGCATTTCTCTGGCGTGAGAGCCGTCAAGGTGTGGACTTCTGGGAGAAAGTAGCGGAAGCGTTTAGATCGTTGGATGATCTGGAAGTCATTGCCGATTTCATTTTGAGAGCGGCCAATGAGCATCCCTGGAGTAACGACATCACCACTGTGATTGATGGTCGCACGGCTCTTACGGGCTTCTTCAACCATCCGGAAGGGGTCCGGCATGATTGGTACCTGTCTCTTGTCTGTGCCTTCATGACCAAGCGGTTTGACGAGTACATCGACGACATGATCCGAGAGTTGAGGGTGCGAGATGATACAGCCTGACAAGACGCTAGCGAGGCTCGTTGACCAAGCGCTCAGCTGGTATCCCACCAAGCAGGGGGCTGAGTTTTGGGGCAAGGTCTACGATTATTTCTACGAAATGGCCTATTACAGCGATGCACGGCCAGGCAGTTTGAAGGGTTTATGGGAAGAGAACCTCTGGCGTTATGATCTCAGAGACCCGACGAAAGAGAGTGTTTTCCACATCGACAGGTTACCAGAGATGGTGAAGTACATCCAGGACGCACACGGCCCTCTCACGAAGGAGGAGCCGTTCTGGTACTACCTACACGCAGCATTCGAGCACCCAGGGTTCTTTGACGCCTTCATTGAGAAGGCTTTCACCAGTCTCGAGTGATCCACCGGTATGTGGGGAAGTGGCCAAAGGCCCAGCACCATCGGTACCATCGGGTTGCTCGATCGAGAAATCGACCTTTTTTCCCTTGAAACCCTCAGAGAGAATAACCACATGAAGCCTACCTAGTGCGCTTCTCTATACTCTCTTCTTTTTTTCTTTCTTTTCCTCCTAGGGAAGGGAAGTCCAGCGGGGGGGGGTCCGGGGGGGGGTGTAAACTTTCCTTGACACTTTCTCTCTCCAGCAACAGCTGGCACCCACTGGTCCACAAAAAATTTCCTTACTCGTGCGTTA